AGATAATTTGGTTGAAAAGGCGGGAACATTTGTGAAGCAAGATATTTGGGTTCTTGATACAATTGGGACTAATATGTTGGATGTGCTTGGTCTAGATTACATTGACCCAAATAGAACATATAGTAATGATATTATTGAGATATTTAATGTTCTAGGAATGGAAGCCGCTAGACAAGCAATTTATAATGAGTTGGCTGATGTGATTGAGTTTGATGGCACTTATTTGAACTATCATCATATGGCTTTATTGTGCGATAGAATGACCTTTACTCAAAAGATGATATCAATATTTAGACATGGTATTAACAATGATGATATTGGTCCAATTGCCAAGGCATCGTTTGAGGAGACACCTGAGATGTTCTTAAAGGCGGCAAGACACGCTGAATTGGATATGATGAGAGGCATTTCTGCAAATGTAATGTGTGGACAAGAAGGATTGTTTGGCACAGCTTCATTCCAAGTGGTATTAGATTTGAATGAGATGATTAAGTTAGATGAGAAATATAAGTATGAGTACGAAGACAAGCAAGATTTGATAGAAAAGGGATTATTTGGAGATTTGGAAGACCCGAATGACCAATGTAGTACAAAGAACCTTACGATTGATGATAATGTTGTTAATATTTTGACAGAAGACCTTGGAGGAGACAATGATTACAATCCATTTGAGTAATTGTCAAATCTGATAGAAATAATACAATAAGACAATAAGACAATAAGACAATAAGACAATAAGACAATAAGACAATAATACAAAATAAATAATATATTAAAAATAAATTAATTATAATATTAATTATAATGAAAACTTTTTTTAATATATTACAAAGAGTAGTAAATACAAATACAAATACAATAAAATATCCAGATGAAATAAAGCCATTTAACGTTTGTAATATATCAGTTGAAAACGACATGTATATGTCATTTAGTATTTATATGTTTATATGTAAAATTTATAAGGAATTTAACGAATCATCAAAACACACATATATAACCAAGTTTGTTAGCAGTAAATTCAATGCATTAAATACATTTTTTAATAACAAATTTAATAATGACAAGGCCAAAAAAGAGTTATTAGATGCGTTTTCAAAAGCACAACGTATTTATTTTTCTTTAATAAGATTTGTAAATATTTATAAAATGAAAAAATATCCAAAAGTGGTAACAGAAGACCTTTCAATGACGGCGTTAGATGTAAATAATAAAAATACATTTATATTAATTCAAAATAAATCAATTTATCTATTTGGTTTAAATGATTTAATAAGAATAATTGAAACGGCAATAAGTAATTCTCCAAGTTTTTTTCCAGACCCAACTTATCCAAAAAATCCATTTAATAACGAAGAACTAAGTGATGCAACATTATATAATATATATTTTAAAATGAAAGAGAGTGGTCGCGTAGTATCTACAATATTTCATTTATTTTTTTTATCAAATTTTAATAATGAATTGTTTGTAATAAATAATGAAGCGTTTCTAAGAGAATATTCTATTAAAAAATATGTGTTTACATCACCTGCGCTTTATTTGCATGATTCAATAGTTGAAATGATAAAAACAAATCCTTATACTAAAAAACTATTGATACATAATGATTTTCCCAAAGAGGAATTAGTAGAAATTTTTAGACCATTTCTGTATTACTATTGTATTGTAAACTATGATATTAGAGGAATCCATAAAATATCAAAATATAGAAAAGTGTTGTATTTAAAAATGAAAAAATTTTACGAATATAATAAATCATTTGGAAGAAGATACATTGAATTAGTGCCAATTCCTTTTAGTTTTTCTAGCCCATGTCTTGCCAATAATGTTAACTTATCTAATTTATTAGATACATCGGTTTCACAACAAAGTCAATCCGCATCTAATGCAGACCCGTTTGCAATAAATCGTTGCAAATATAAAAGGAAAGGAAAATTAGTGTTTAATAATAAACATATTAATTTTTATAATATTGATATTAAAGGTATGCATTTGAATGCGGCAGATATTTCAAATTTGTTAGATTATATTAATGTTATTGACAATTTAGACGAAGAGGAAGAAGAAGATGACGAATCAGATGATGAATCAGAGCAATCAATAGAAGAAGATGATGAATCAGAGCAAGAAGATGATGATGAATCAGCGCAAGAAGAATTAATGCAAAACAATGAAATATTAGTAGAAGAGGAATATGATGACTATGATGATAACGATGATGATGACGATGATTCTATTAGTTAAATTATTTACACCTTTGCACATTTAAAACGCCGATTTTGAAACACAAAATGATTTAAAGACATTATAATATTATAATTATATAATAATGTCAGAAACAAGTAATAATAAATGTGATTATACAAAATTCACAAAAGAAGAATACAATCAATGGATTAAAGATGGACAACCTATAAATTTATTAGTAACAACATGTAATATTACAAATAGTAATATTAATTCATTAAAGGGAATAGAAAATTTGGTCAATCTAACAACATTATATTGTGATAACAATCAATTAACATCATTAAATGGAATTGAAAATTTGGTCAATCTAACAACATTATGGTGTGGTAAAAATCATTTAACATCATTAAATGGAATTGAAAATTTGGTGAATCTAACAATATTACAGTGTGATCGCAATCAATTAACATCATTAAATGGAATTGAAAATTTGGTCAATCTAACACAATTATATTGTTATTCTAATCAATTAACATCATTAAATGGAATAGAAAATTTGGTAAATCTAAAAGAACTATATTGTGAATCTAATCATTTAACATCATTAAATGGAATAGAAAATTTGGTCAATCTAAAAAAGGTTGATTATAGTAATAATTTAATAGTTCATATCCCCCAAACCTTCTAATTGAAAATAGAAAACATGCTTATAATAATGCTATAGAAAAGGTTATAAAAGATATACCAAAAGAAAAATATGAAAATATATTTAAGGGAACATATAATAGAACAGAAAAATATGTAAAGAAACCATCAAATAGAACACGAAAACTAAAAAATTACCTGCCTTAAAATCGGCGTTTTAAATGTGCAAAGGTGTAAAACAATAAACTTAACTAACTTTAACTTAATTAGACCATTTTCGTCTAGTATTTTTAGAAGCAATTCGACCTCCTTTCTTTTTGGTGGATTTCCTGGGTTTTTTATTTTGCACTACTGGTTCAATTACAAAAGGTTGGTCTTCTGATATTGCTTTTGCTTCTTCTATTTCTTCCGGTATATCCAAAATATCAGGATTTTGCCCTACAATATTTCTTGATTCCTTAATTTTTGCATCTTTTTTAGGTGGTTTGCAAAATTTTTTGTCAAATATATTGTCTATAAAATATTCAATTGTATAATATGCTCTTATAGCATTTTGTAATTTATCTAGGCATGGAGTTTGAGGCAAATCTGATATATTTATTTGTGCACTTGCGGTTTCATTAATTATTAATTTAAATTCTGGCAATATCTTTTTTCCTGAATACATAGATGGTACAACAATAAATGCAAAATTATCCTTTTTAGAACTAGAACTAGATTGATAACAAACAAATTCATTTAATTTGCGATTAGTTTCTAACAAATCATAATCAGAAATGAAAAACGAAGGGATTTCGTATTTATTTAATAATACCCACAAATCAAAACTAACAGGAGTAAATTTTTCTGGCATTATCATTTCTTCAACATTATTCAATAGTTTGTTAGAATCAACTTGACCCTGACATTTTATAATATCAAGAATTTTATCCCGTCGTGCAAGATTAATACTGGTTTTAGCCTCAGTTTCATTTTCAGTAATAAATCGTCTATATTCACCTATTAAATCTTCTTTTATTGTGTTAATGGTAAGAGTTTTATTTTTGAATGTTTTAACCAAATCAATAATCAAATGTAATCCGCAAATTTTACTATCCTTGTAAATAATTTCTTTGTAATTTTTTGGGAAACATAATTTCCAATATTTATTTATAATTTTTTCTGGTTCACTAATATTACAATCTATAATTTGTTTAGGATTAATTACCTCATCTAAAGTAATATCTGAAGTGTATCTTTTAGAAATAATAGGCTCAGCATTGTCATATGTATTGTATTTTGCATAAATATTAATATCAGATGGTTTCATATTATCAAAAAATTCTTGAGTGAGCATATCTTGTAACACAATAATCTCATCATCGCGCAAGTTATATTTTATTTTACCAAATGATAAGTATGCTTGTGGTTTAAATATAAATGATTTTATTCTATTATAACGAATAAGCTCATCTGCCATTCGTCCAAAATAATATTCTTCGTTTGGCATGTCAGTTACCAAATTCTTTGAAGGGAATGAAATAATACATTTTCCATTTTTATTTGATATTTTACAAATTGACGTATCAGTTTCAATGCAATTATCCGCCTTATTTGCAATGCAACTTTGAATATCATCTTCGTTTATATTTTTATAATTAAAATCCTCAACAAATTCAACATTATCATTAACAAGCGTTTTCAATGATTTAATAACTTTTGTTAGTTTGTCTTTGTATAAAGCTGTCTTTTCTTTACATTCTTCCTGTATTTTTTTTCGTTGTTCACTATTAGAATAATCATTAAATAATATACGGATTGTATTTCTAAACACATTGTAGAAGTTTGTTTCTAATTGTATTCTCTTTATAAAATCCACACGACGACTATCAGCATTTGATGATGTTAGTGTATTTATATCTGCAACTAATGGCCCATCCGGTTTAATTTGCTTAGCCTTAGCTTTAGACTTAGCTTTAGACTTAGATTTTATATTTGCAACCAATGTATCATTACTTGTAATAATTTTTATATTATCAGTTATATGAGATATTTCTTTTGGTTTATTTATTTGAATAAATTGGTTAGTATTTGTTAAAAACCCTATTACTAAGGTTCCATCCATTTCACTATCAGCAACCTTGCAAAAATATCTATCATCAAAGCATTGCACTTTATCAATATTTGTTGGTTCTTCGTAATTATAATAATCTTTCAAAAATGCCAGTGTGTCTTCATATGATTGCCAAATATCATCCGTCATAAATACATAACCATATTTATCTAGAGTTTTGTCGTCTGGGCTTAACAATGTTAATGACGATGGATAGCAAGGAATAAAACCATGTTTGCCTTGTTTTGATGCATTTACACCAATTACCTTTCCTTGAAAATTTAACACTTGATATTTTACATTGTATCCTCTTTTGATTAGTTTTTTAATTAGGTCATCTAATAATGGGGGTGTTTTGAACCTGTATTCATTTGGTTGACTAGGTTCTGCACCACAATATTTATCTAATTGAGGTTTAATAATATCTTCAAAAACTTTCTTTAATTCACTAGGTAATTGTCTATCATATTCAGGTGAAAATGTTGTTTGGATTTTGGGCTTACCCTTATTGCCGGTACTATTATATAAATAAATTGGTTCAAACCAATTGTCTCTCTTAAGTAAAATAACACTATTTTTATGTGCATCATATCTATGCGCTGAATAATGGTTTGTTGGACAAGCCAAATCAATGTTATTTGTAATGTCATCTTCTGGCATCTCCAAAACAACAAGATTTAAACCTTTTTCAAATAACAGAGGATTAGGAATACAAATGATGTCCCATAAATACGTGTAATCAATGAAAATATTTTTATCTGTTAAAAAACGTTTGAAATTTTCATATGCTTCAACCACTTTTTCAAAAAATTCAAGGTCATAAGTTATATCCTCTTTTTCTGAATCTATAGTTGATTCTTTTTCATCAGGTTCAATTGATGGTTTTATTTTATACCATTTATTATTTTTCTTTGTCAAATCATCTATTTTTCTATATAATTCGGAATCTTTATAATCATCAATATTTACCTTTATTTTGCCAAATGATATATCATATGTATCATTTCTATTTACATTTATAATTACACCTTTATACCATTTGTCCAATCCACGATAATTGCATTCAATATGTTCTCCTTTTACAAATCGATTCGGGCCTTCCACTTCGACCTCTCTTTCTGTTAATCCTTCTTTTCTTAAATTTTCTGATTTTACTTGTTTTTCCATATCCAATTTAGGATTGGCAAATGATGTAATCAAATCTCCATTTTGATAAGTTATAAACTTGTCAATATCAATTGCATTAATTATAATTTTCTTCATTTGTTGTATTGTTGGCACCTCTGATGTAGAGTCTTTTATAAATTTTCTAATTAAAGGCACACTTTTTTTATTTTTACCTGGTTTGTCTGGGTCTGGAACTAAATATGTTTTATCATAAAACATTGTCATTGCTATGCAAGCAATAAATGATTGCTTAGGACTTTTTTCAACTCCATGGCGTAATAAACAATCATGGTCTGGTTTCAAGTTCATATTTGATTTGCTAATTTGACAATCAGAATTAACCTCATTTAAAAACTTTTGCACAACAATTGGCAAATATCCCCATCTATGTTCACCTAATGGATACTTTTCAGGGCCTTTTACATAACCCTCAACTTCTTTAATGCCAATTTCAATTGCTTCTTCTATTGCTTTTTCTGATTCAGATACTTCCATTTTTTTAGCTTTTTCACCTTGAATTTGTCCTTGGCCTTGACAAGTGTCTCTGCGATTTTTCATTTCAGGCGTTGACCAATTGCTATAACAACAAGGAATGCATGAACCATCTGGAGTTTTTTCTTTATGAAATCCAGGAAAATTCTCTGATTTTTCATCATAAAATTGATATACAAATTTATCCTTTGGCACATTTTTGGCTTTTTGTGGAATAATAGCATCTTCAATATTCTTTACTTTTGGTCCACATTTTCCTGCTAATATATCATCTGGGGTAACCATTGTATTTGTTAGTAAACACCAATAACGGGGGCAAGTAAAGAAATATTTACTATATTCAATAAATTCAGATTCCTTAACGGCTCCAGTTTTTTCATCTATATATTGTTCTGGATGGTCTTCGATTAATTTATCCTTTTCTTCCTTTGTTAAAATAATTGGTTGACGTCTTGATTGAAGAGATAATGGACACATTCTTGTATATAAATCCATCTTTTCATCTTTAGATTTAACAAATAATTGTGGCATTTTTTCTTCTATGCGCTTTGAAAATGGACTGGGGTTCTTTAAATTCATTCCAGTAATATCTAAAACTTTATTTATATTTGATTTTGGTGCAATTTTACCTTTTACGGCTGGAATTTTTGTTTCAGGGTTGTGTCTTAAAACATGCAATTTTGTTTTCTGTTTTTTAGCAGGTTCAATAGGTTCAATATCAAATAGCTCATCATCTGCTTTGCTTGCGTCTTCTATTGCTTGCGCTGATTCTTCTAATATATCAAATTCAACTTTTGATTTTTTAATTTCTTTTCTAATTTTTATTGGCGGTTTCATAGGTTCAGGTGAAGATTCAGGTGAAGATTCAGAAGGAGGAGGAGAAGGAGATGGAGATATAGAAGGAGATATAGAAGGAGATATAGAAGGAGATATAGAAGGCGATTTAGATGAAGAAAATGCTGGCAGATTGTCTGTTGGTGATTCTGGTTTAGGCGATTTAGGTTTAAGTAAGGACATTTTGTCAGAAGACACTTTTTTATCAGATTCGGATGCAATAACAAGTTCAGGTTTAGGCGAAGACATTTTGTCAGAAGATACTTCTTTGTCAGAAGATACTTCTTTGTCAGAAGATATTTCTTTGTCAGAAGATATTTCTTTGTCAGAAGATATTTCTTTGTCAGAAGATACTTCTTTGTCAGAAGATACTTCTTTGTCAGAAGATACTTCTTTGTCAGAAGATACTTCTTTGTCAGAACTGGATTCAGGTTTGGGACCAGGTCCAGGAGTAGGCGATGGTATTTCATCAGAGGATACTTCTTTATCGGAATCCGAAGACCCATCAGGACCTCTACCAATATCATCAGGACCTCTACCAATATCATCAGGACCTCCACCAATATCATCAGAACCAGATTCAAACCCTAACATATCTAACAAATCGTTAGAATTGCTACTAATGCTATCAGAATAAACTGCAGTTTCATTTTCAATATTGGGCACTTGATTATTATCATTAATAGAATGCTCAGACTGAGCCGTAATATCATCAAAATTTAAATCCTCAATTTCACCACCAGAACATAATTTATTTATAATAGAAGAATCTATTAATGTGCTGGATATATCCTGAGTAATTCTAACAAAAGTATCAATATAAACGGGAAAGGTGTATAAATAATACAAGTCTTTTAATCCATTAACCACAATTATTAATTCACTAGTAATTGAATTTAAAGTCATAATAGTTTTAAACCCGGGATTTTTCTTTATCATAATAGAGCGGCGCTTATTTGCACCACGAGTTGCCTCCAAATCGCGAATAACATTTATTAAAATATCGTTGGCTTTTTCTTCATTAATATCATAATTTTGTTGCAATTCAGATATAATATCATGCTGTTGAAATCCCTGGTCTATTTTTTCAATAATAAACGCAGTCTGACTATCTAATAATGTAAAATTTGAAACCCTTTTAAAACGCATATTTGCTCCTTTTTTAAAATCATCACTTTCTATTGTAAAAACACTAGATAAACATCCACTATATTGATTAATATTAATCGGATTAATAATAGAATAAACCATTTGATATGCAATGTCTCGTATTTCAATATTAGAACCTTCAATGGTTTTAAATAATGGTATTTCTAATCCACTTTGTTCAAAAAAAGGTTTAATTTGTTCAATTAGTTGATTTACAGCCAGTGCAATAATTTTGTCAATATGTTCAAATTTAGTTTCTTTGTCATTATTTAATAAAACAGGTTTATCAAATGGAACAAAAGAATAAACCGATATTTCCCCATTTTCATCAAATTCACAAACCATATAATATTCATTTTCTTGGTAAAATATTTTAGTATAAACAGCCACCGATTTTTTTCTGCCAATTAATTTTGTTAGTTTGATTATTGTAGATTTGTTTAAATATGGAATTTTTTGCCCATCTATTGTTAGTTTGTCTGTGTATAATCTATAAATATTCTCTTGTCTTGCTTCTGGATTATATTTAATAAGAGGATAATCGAATGTTGCATGTAATAACTTGAAAATAACATCAATTGGTATTTTTATTTTATAATCAGGATACATAACAATTTTAATATTATTTATCCCAGTTTTAGCTGCATTGGCTGAGAATACATCCGATGGCTGTTTATATTTATATACATCATAAAACATATTAATATTTTCAAATATATGTTCAGCATTTTTTGTTAGTTTGGCAGATGTATCATGTATTAATTGTTCTCTTTTTGCGTCAAGTTTTGCAATTGTATCAATATTTGCTTTATATAAAAATGGGAAATAAATTTTGCTGGCATATTCAGTTGATAATTTGCGAGGTTCAAATGCTTTAAATACATCTTCAGCCAAACATAAATACAAAGTGTTATCATGAATAACTTCGTTTTCTAATAACAAATTATTATTTAAAGAGGAGAGCTCTTTTCTTGAACGTTCTAACAAATTGTCATATTCAGTTACATAGAATGGGTCAACAATAAACGGATATTCATCATCGGAAAAAACAAATTTTTGTCCCAATGCTTTTGCAATAAAATAATCACGTTCTACCAAATTCAATCGTAAAATGTCGTCAAATGAATATAAGGATTTAACAGGCAGTTCAAAATCAATTGGACTAACATCTTCACCATAAATATTGCTTATCATTTGGCTAAGGCGCACTTTGGTTAAGGGATTGCGGTCTCTTTGAGTTAAATTTTGATACAAAGTTATAGGGTTAATTTTTTCAGCTTTTAAACAAAACAAATAAATTTCATCCATTGATACACTTCTTCCAATTGCCTCAAATACCTTAAGTTTTACAACACCTATACTATCATCAATATGAATTGATTGATTTGTAAAAGTAACTGGGATGTTATTACTTGATATATTTGTTAGTTCATCTTTGGAAAAGATATCTTTAATTGGACTATATTTTTTGAGGTTTTTCTTGGAGCTCTTTATAAATTCATTAAATAATGTAGTGGGGTTTGGTATTTCTAAATTGGTTCCCCAAAATACTATAATGCTTTCTATTTTATCCTTACCCTTACCTATTAATTTATTTACCTTAATTATTGGACTAGACAATGACATTATATTATATATTAATATGTTATTATTTTATATATATTTACGGAAAGTCCTTATATTAAATAATAAAAATTATTTGTAAAACCCCTTACTTCAAGTCATATAAGGGATTGTCTGTAATATCCATGCCACAATAAGGTTCTGGATTATTCTTATAATCAACTGGCTTGTATATTTTTGCATCTTTCGCGTTTTCCAATAAGAATTTGAAGTTTTGCCAAAAAATTTGCTTGTGACCTTCAGATTTTGTCATAATATGCGCCAGTTCATGGATTGCAACAAATGTCAATGTATTAATATCAATCAATTTGCCTTCATCTTTTTTTTTATTCAAGCAAAAAGCAAGTTTTTCACCTTTATTTTCACTATATGCAGTGAATTCGCTTGTGGGCAATGTTTCTGAAATTTTTGTTGGATTGAATTTTTGTACAAGACGTTGTACATCTTCATCTTCTGGATATTTTTTGCCGACATATGCAACCAAATCTTTGCAATTTTGCGTGACTTTTGCCAACAAATCTGCAGCAATTTGCAGCTTGGCGCGTTCTCGAACGCAATATTTTTCACCATCAACATCAGATATAATACATTTTAAATTATAAGCATCAGAATCTTTATAAATTCTGAAACAAATGAGTAAAACAAATCCTAAAACGATGTAAAATAATATATTTTGTTTATCAAAGCCGAACATCTATATATTGCATATATTTTTTCAAATCAAAGATTATTAATTAAATATCAATGTAATATTTAATTAGTTTGTTTGTTTGTTAACTTAATAAATTGTTAAGTTGAAAAATTATTGTCCACCTTGACCAATCTCCAAAGGAGGTCTCATGAAGTCGGGAGTAATCGTGGACATATTCCACGGACCAACAGACATCTGAGGAATGACCGGGTCAGAACGCTCTTGCAAGTTGGCATTTCTCAAACTTTGACCAACTGTGTCAATGCCAATTTGATAACCAGCCTTCAAGAAATTAATATTGCCAATTTCACCTTGACCAACGGGGTTTAATTGGGCCCATTGGCTGTTAGTATCCTTGGGCAACAAGTCGGCAGGATTTGTACTCGCGCCACAAGAACTATTGGGCATCATTTGCTGACCAGAAGAACCACCAACAGCAGCAAATACCTCGTTGTTACCTTCTATGGAATCTTGCACTTGACTTTGTTGTTGAGGACCAGTGGAAGAAGAACCTTTGCCATTCTTATAAGCTTTGTTGTTATTGTTAGTTTGACCTTCATAACCGCTCGAGCCCTTGGACATAAAATATTTATACAACATAGAAATGACGTACAATCCTATAATGGCAAGTAAAATACCGCCAACACCATAATCATTCCAGAGTTTTTTTAGTGAGACACTCATTATATAAAATTAAGGATAAAATATTTTTGTAATTATTAATTAATTAAATTTAATTAATTAATTGTTAGTATATCTTGTAAAATGAAAACTTATAAAGTTTCCTAGATGTTTACAAAAACAAATTAATAATTGTTATTTTCATTTTCGTTTTCATAATCAAAATCACTATCATCGTCCTCATCATCAATATTATCCAACATGTAAGTATTCTTAATGTTTTTGGCTTCTAAATAAGCCTCCATTGCAATTTTTTTACATTCCTTCGCCTTATCTCTTGCCTTTTTATAAATTTCATAATATACTTGATTTGGTTTTTTAAGTGTAAAACTTTCTAAACTATTTACTAAACTAGAACTTAAATCCACTTCTGTCAAAATATTTGAATCGTCTTTTGTTTCCTCAAAATTTAAATCCTCTATTTCTAAAAACACATTCTCATTTGAATTCGTTTTATTGGGTTCTTCTACACTTGTATTATTATGATTCATCTTTGAGTTAATATTTATTTCTAAATCTTTTTTGTCTGCATTTATTGCAATTGCATTTGATAATTCATTAGCAGTGTCTTTTATAAAATCGTCTAAATCATTTACATTTAAAACATTTTCCTTTGTATTATTGTTTTTGTTGTTATCATTGGTATTGTTATCATTAGTATTGTTATTATTATCATCATCATTATCAATATTGTCATCATTATCATCATTGTTATCATCTAAATTAATTGTCATTGGTATAGGCATTGTCAAAGGCATTGACATAGGCATTGTCAAAGGCATAGATGTGGTTTGTTTTTTAACAGGTTTTTTAATAAAACATTCGTCTAAAAATGGGTCAGGACTTACCATCATAGCCTGCTTAAGTTCAATTTCAATTTGAAAGTTTCGAGATGTAAATTTAATGCCTTGTATTTCTAAAATAGATATTATATTCTTTTCAACATTAATATCTTCTATTTTTATGCTCTCATCAGCCTCATTATATATTTTAATATTAGGCTTTACATTTACTCTTAATAAATAATATTTTCCAGATTTATAAATTTTAAATGGAGATGTAAATGCAGTCTCAATATCATCCTTCTCTAGGCTCGTCTGAAACCATGCAGCGCCTTTATTGTGAATTAACTCCTGACATTTGGTCTCTAAATTTTCAATCCAATTAATAAATATGGTGTCGTTGTTATCAAACATGAGGTCAGCAAATAATTTCTTACCACTTTTAACAAAACCCTGCTTTGTTAAAGATTTGGGCGTTTGTAAATATAATGCCTTATTATTATTCAGTATTTTAGTGAAATATGCACCACCTGCTAAAGTGGAAGGTGGTCCTAAATATATTTTGGAAAAGTCATAATCCATCGTTGGTTCAATAATGTCATCCATTTTAATCTTATTGGAATAAGAGAAAATTTAAATAATAATAACACGCAAAAAATCCAAAATAATTTTATAATAATTTTATAGAAATACCAATGAAAGATTCTTTAATGAAACAATGTTTAGACATCTTAAAAACAGAAGATGTTCGAAATGAGATTAAAATTATATTTTCACCCGTAACAGACCTTATATTATATGAAATTTATCCATATATCTATATAATCATATTTTTAGTGCTTTTGATATTTATTTTAATTTTAGCAATATTAATTATTTTAATTACATTATTGCGTAATAAATCATTTATTAATACTATTCAAAAGTTATAATTTTTTCTTATGTCAATATATAATATAATGGCAAAAGGCGGAAAACGACATAGAAAAACACAAAAAGGCGGACTTGCTCCTCCAAGTGCCTGGGGGTCTGTTTTAAATAACTACGGAACCGGCATTCAGCAATTTTGGCGTACATTTACTGCTCAACCGGGCGCAGATGCAGGAGCCGTTAATAGTAATCAAATTACTCGAATTGGACATCCAAATGATAATAATCCTCCTTCTTCATTGATGGGAAAGCAATCAGGTGGTAAGAAGAGTAGAAAGGGAAGAGGAAAAGGAAAGAAGGGAGGGTTTTTAGGAATAGGTGCTGTTTTAGAACAAGCAGTGGTTCCGTTTGGACTTTTGGGCATGCAACAATCTTATGGAAAGAGTAAAAGTTCAAGGCGTTCGGGTCACATGAAAACCAGACGTCATTAAACATTAAACAATAATAATATAATTTATATAATTCAGTTATAAATTGTATAGAGTGTAAAGTGTAAAGTTTAATTTATAATTTATTTTTATTTTATTATATTATATTTTTAATGAGTTTTGAACAACAAGTGCAACAATGGGTTACAATTGATAATCAAATGAAGTTATTAAATGATAGAATGAAGGAATTGCGTGATAAAAAAAATACATTGAGTGAGAATATTAATGCACATATTGAAACTAGTAATTTATCAAATTCATCTCTTAAATTAAGCGATGGACAGCTAAAATTTGTAAAAGTTAAGGACACGCAACAACTAACATTTAAATATTTAGAGACATGTTTGCATGAGATTATTAAAAATGAGGAGCAAGTAAATAAGATTGTTGAATATGTTAAAAATAAAAGGGAAGTTAAATATGTGTCTGAAATAAAGCGATTATATAGCAATTAATTTATATCAAATTAATGTATAACAACAATGTCAAAATTTAATTATAATAATTATAAACCGGAATTTACAGATGATGATTTTTTATTTTATAAAAACGGAGATGTAATTATGAGTGGAGGATATAGTATTGACTCGTTGCTATTAAAAGAAGGAATAAGTCCAATGCAAACCTTCAATTCATTAGAAAATGGCGGTAATCTAATTGGTGGCAATAAACCAAGCAATATTTTTGAAAATTTAGCAGTTCCTGCAGGGTTATTATTTATTAATAAAAAAAATATAGGGTCTTACTCAAGTTTAAGTGATTATAAAGAGACAAAAATGTTGCCTGATAATATTTTTGATGAATTTATGAGCATGATAGAAATGGATAAACGAAAAAGGAAGAAAACTAGAAGAAATGATGTTATTTCTAGTAAAAAGAAAACGCGCAAAATGTAAATAACTATTAAGTATTAAACGCAATATTTATAATATTAATTAGTATAAATATATCAAATGCTTGTTACAGCAAATAATAATATAAATAGTAATGAGTATAAAAAAAGATTAAGGAGTTATAAATCAGAAGTAAAAATAGAAACGCTTTCTGAAAACATTATAATTCATAATACCGAACCAGATTGTTTAATTTGCTTTGAATCATCTCAACAAACTAACAAATTAATTAAAATGAAAGATTTTGTTTTGGTCGATTCATCGCATTGTAAATGTAATGGAAATTTTCATATTAAATGTTTGCTAGATTGGATTAATGTATCAAAATCATGTCCAATTTGCAGGTCAATAATTACTATAGATATTAATTTGTTAAAACAAATGAACTTAAATTATAAATACAATAATGCAATTAAACAATGCAAAGAACATATTAAATTCTTTTTTAACATGTGTTATGGAGTATTAATGATTATGACTAAATATATGATGTTAATTTATTCAGTTAATATATTTATTTCAATTATGAAAGCATTATTTGAATTATCATTAAAAAAAGCCCAGTAAATAATAAACACCTAAATTTATTATTTATTATTATTATTATTGTTATTAATTATTATATTTTACTCCAATTACTACTATTAAATGGTGAAACCAAAATGCCAGTCAATTTATCCTTCCAGTATTTTACGCGTTTTTCCATAGCAATATCCTTTAGTGTTTTAGGATAAAGTTGCCTTGATGCCATTATATCTTCTTCCTCTGGTGTCATTTGTGGCTTGTAACCATAACAATTTACGCCAAATTTTACAGCAGGATTTTGAATAAATCCCCCATTTACACCAGGTCTACCACAATCGTTCTCATGACCTTCAATTGTCTGCAATTTATCCCATGTCTTCTGTTGTGTAGGATACAAAGCCATTTGACCTTCAGACCATCCATAGTTGCACCATTCAGCTCCGTCTTCATAAGCATCTTCAATTTCTTTATATGTAGCCAATCTTGAACCATAAGCGGTGCATAATGCCTTTGCATCCGGATAAACGTATTTATTCCCAGGAATATTAAATACTTGAGGCGCTCTAACAATTTCAGGAACTGCACTTGAAGACGATAATGCAGCGGATGGGTCAATCGTAATATCAACTTCAGGACTGCCTGTGAATATATTTTTAATCTTTGCAATAATGTCAACGCCAAAGAAATATTGGAGACCATTTATTAACATTAAAACTAAAAATATTGATATTATAAATATGCTAATTGTTTTAGAGCCGGCGCCAGTTTCAGACGTGTCAGACGAACTAGAACTAAATAAGTTAAATGATGAACTACTTGAGCCACTTGAATCGGACTCTCCTAAAGAAAAAAATATAGATATATATACCACTAGAACAATAACTATAATTACAATAATGCTAGGATTTGAAAGTATTCCATTTAGATAATCATAAATATTTGTAGAAACAGCGCCTAAACTTGTACTAACTGTGTTATAAGATTCGTCCATTATAATATATATAAATCAGATTTTTAATTAACTAGACCCTTTAATTCGATACTTGATTTTATTGGCCTTTTTCTATAAAAAAAACAATATGCCTTTGGGCTTATAATTTGGCTTGGCAATGCAACCTGTGCTACACTAGTGTCATTATAATGATACCATTTACCATTTGAGTTCTTTACAAATGAAGTGTAATGACCACCTTGCGCTACACCACTATGATTGCAAACGCCATACAAATCATAAATATAATTGTCTTTGTTGTAGCCAATGACATATTTTGATAAATTTAATTCTTCTAAAGGAAAATCAACTAATATCTGATTTTTTCTATTGGAAGAATTAAATCTCTTAATGTCTATAACTAATACATTAGGAAAACTCCAAAACATCATTTGTTTTTTTGCCACCTCTTTTTTCCCAGTTTTTTCATTAAATACTTCATTGCCATTATCCATTATTTCACCTTCTGCATACAAATCAAAGCAATCTAAAAGTGTAGGTGATTTATTTTCTAGAGGAATAGGAAGGTCTAAAATAAAATAAGGTTCCGGTGTAATACTTATAACTTCGTTGTTTGAAACTGATGAAATTTGCGACACTTGAATTCCATAAAAAATATTCCATATTTCGGAATAATCTTTTGAATACATCTGTTTGGTTCGCTCTAGACATACTAATGCAACTTTATCACGTTCATTTGCGATTTCACCATGAATGCTCATATTTACCTCTCTTGAAAGAGCATTATGAAAACAATCTATTACAAATATAAGAAATTCAGGTAAATCATTTTGTGAATATCCGGTAAATAATTCCCGTTCTTTCAATTGTGCTAATTTTTGCACAGTTTTCACAAATTTAAATGGAGAAACAATGCAGTTTTCATTCCATAATAATTTTCTAAGTTCATCCCATTCTATAAGAAGAGCAGAATCAATCTTATTATTTAATCGTTTTTTATATGTTTCTAAATTTAATAAATCATTTAATTCATATGTGTGAGACAATACTTGCATGCATGAATTTAGAAAACACGTATTGCCTAAATTAGCTAGACCTGATAAACCTTTATTATTATATTTTTCAAAACTCATTTAAGTTAATAATTAATTATATAACAATACATTTAAACACATTTCATATAATATATTATAAATTTATAACAATGGCAAATCCAAATTTTACACCAGACCAGCATAGAATGTTAGATATATATGTTTCACAATACAACCAAATAAGTTCTCAAATTACTACATTGTATCAAACTTTAGATAATATCCGAAATAATATAAATTATATGTATATGTTTGCAAATACTCGCGAGAATTCAAATACTTATAACTCTAATTTTAGAAATACAAATGCAAATAGAAATAGAAATAGAAATAATAGGGAAAATAATCATTCTGTGTTTTATGATTTTGAAAATCCAATAAACCCAAATATTTATTTGGATAATTTGTCTAATTATCAGAACCTTGGACTCAGACAACCCATTTCTAACACAAGACAAAATACGAATGCGAGACAAAATACAAATGCAAGACAAAATACAAATGAAACACAAAATACGAATGATTGGTCTAGTCTACTTTCAACCTTTTTAAATTCTAACATAATTGTTAGACCTACAATTCAACAAATTGAAAATGCATCAAGACTTGTTAGATATAATGAAATACAATCACCAAATTCGGAGGCTTGTGCCATTTCACTAGAAAGATTTAATGGCACTGACAATGTAAGACAAATAAATTATTGTGGTCATATATTTCTTCCTACTGAGTTTAATGAATGGTTTCAAAGTAATGTAAGATGTCCGGTTTGTAGGTTTGATATAAGAAATTCAGCAACGACAGAGGCTGCGACTAATGTCCTTCCTACACCGGATGTAGGAGAGATTTCGGCGCCTAATCCAGAAACTAATGCTGATGTAGGCGCCGCTGCAAATGCTTCTGTAAATTTAGCCAATGAAAATATCTCAAATGTTAATGTCATTCGAAACCCACAAACTAACATAATTGACCAGATTTCTTTTGATATGTCAAATAATGCAATTACAAGTGATATAATTGACACATTATCAAATCGTCTGTTTCAAACATTGCTTAATCCAAATGCAACTAACAATAATAATGACCTTTTTGTTTATGACCCTTCTAACAATATATTAATGTATGAAACTATTATTAGACCTAATATTCCAAATAATGGTAACAATAATGGTAACAATAATGGTAACAATAATATTCAAAGATAATATATTTAAAACAATATAAAGATAAAACCAATTATAATGTATACAATGTCGAAAACACAAATGCAAACACAAAAGCGCTCTGGTTACAAGTGGTCGGTTAATGAATGTTTAAGATTAGAGAGAGAATATGATTTATTGAAGTTATCAGTGTCTGAGATTGCTTTGCTACATGAGCGAAGCGAGGATGCTATTATGTATAAGCTAGACCAAGAAGGCATTGCTGATTATAATCATCTCTATGTTAAACAGAACCCGACTATGTTTTTAAAGGAGCAAGACGAAGATTCAGATTCAGATGAGGAAGAGAAGGATTCGGATGACTCTAGTAATTACGAGGGTTCTGATGAGGAACAAGATGATGAGCAGGAGGAACAAGAAGAGGAAGAGGAGAAGTATAATGCATACAATTTGAAGCAACAGGTGCAAATTCTTACTAAACAATTGGCCAACCTTACTGCAATTGTGTATAAGTCATTTTTAGGAAGGGGTAAGAGTACTGAGGTCGAGGCTACTTTCCATTAAAAAAAATATTGTTTATTATTATTAATTAAATATTTATTAAATTTTTTATGTATAAGAATTTAATAAATTACTTTTTATTTTTTACTCTTTCCAAAGAAATTCATCACACTTTGATTTCCTTCTTTTGCATTATTTGTTTCCCTCAAATACTTATCAAATATCAATGTTTTTACCTCCTTGTCTCTAAGTTTTGCCAACTTGTCTTCACATTTCTTATTATCTTCTATTGTCTTTCTTACTTCTATAATTTCCTTCTTGAATTTAATAATCTTTGCACTTTTATTTTGCATTGTCCATATATCATCCAATACCAATCCAAACAACTGAAGCAGTGGTTTCATTATTTGGTTTGTTATATAAAACGAATAATCTATTTGCAAATTATTGTCTTTTATAAAGGTTGGCGTCTCTATCTTTTCACCTTGTAACGCCTTCTTATTCGGATTGACTATATAAACAAATGGAACTCTATCGCCTGATGTTGGTTTATTACCTGGCTCTCTTGCTCCAATTCTATCTGCTAAAACCTTGTGTGCAATCTGCTGCGGGTTTTTATAGAACGAACGCAATGATTTTGTAATAATTAGTTTATCAATTGGCACATTTCCGTCTACCAATTCTTGCAAACATTTGTCTACATAATCAATTGCCTTTTTAATGTCTCTTTCCTTCATAAGAATATCTATTACACCACCATATACATCTTTTACAATTGGCGCATTGTCACGTCTCTTTAAGACAATACCCATTTCCTTTCTCTTACCTTTCTTTGGGTCATGTTCATACAAGATGCCAACATAACGCTTCTTTGATAACAAACAGAAGGGTAAGAATGTCTTCTCGTATTCAAAATCATGTGGTTGCTTCAAGAACTTGGAGACGTTATGACATGCTTCTTGTGCAATTTCAATGGACAATTCAAGCGCCTTTTGACCTATAATTTTTTCGCCAGTTTCATTATCTTGCACATTGAATGTGAAGAATACTGAGTCTGTATCTCCGTAAACATACTCGGCTTTGGTCTTAACTTTTCCATGTTTTGTCTCAACAATCGCGTCTCCGTAACATTCTTCTACAACGCGTTTTGCATACGTAAGCAATAAGCGTCCAGTCGCAGTCGTTGACGCAGCAATATCAGGCTCATAAAACGTGCTCGTTTTGGCGCCTAACTGACCATATAATGAATTGGCTGTTACTTTATAAGCCAATTGACGCTTATCTAAAACATTCTTAATAAAATCATCCTTTTCCAAAGGCATCAACTTACGCGTATCCTTACGCGCTTTCAACAATTCCTGTAAAATAGATGGCATAATTGCTTTTTCTAAGACTTTAGTCGAATCATCGATTGTCTCTAATGGTTGCGCAAATCGACACAATTTATATCCTGAACGCACTTTTTCAAATCGCGCTTTTGCGTTCTTTCTAATATATCTAAATGTATCAAATTTTATATCCACATATTCATAACCAGGTAGATTATCATATAAATATTCCTTTTGGTCATTCTTTTGTCCAGTTTCTGTGACCAAATTGCCTGCCAAATCATAAATTTTTGTCCATACTTTACTACTAGGACATAAATTCTCTGACAACATTGAACTTGGATATAATGATGCAAAGTCGCCGACTGCAATTGGATTATCTAAATATAACCCGCATTTTGGCTCTAAAACAATGGCGCCTTCAAAACCATCATTTTTTGAACCTTTATTAATGACAGGCATTAATACACCCTTTTCTCTGCACTTCTTTGCAACATAACTTGTCAACTTAATGCCTTGACCTCTGAAAATTAAGAAACTCATTGGAACGCTACATAACTTTGCCATCTCTACCAAATCTGTAACCACATCCACCTTTGCAAACAAATGCTGCACTAAATTGCAATCCTGAATACAATACTTCGCAATAACTGCTCGCGCCGTTGGGCCTTCATTTGTCATTCTGAATATATCTTTGGGTGACACATCATCCTTTGCTAGACCCCACTTGACGGACTTGGCCTTTGGATTCTCATGTCCTTCAACTTCAAACCAACCTTCGGATTTATTTACTTGTGTAACTATAAACTTTGCCCCATCTTTGTAATAATCCGATGAATGATTTATTTCCTCAAAATGTATATAACTTTCCACTTGCAGCCCAGTCATGTTAGTTGTCGAAATTCGAGTATTACCTGACTCTAATTGTTCTAACTTATTCACATAATCGCCAATAAAATGGCCGCCTACATAATCCAGTTTATATGAAGTTAAGTTCTCAGTTCTCCTGAACCAATTCAACATATCAACCTGCAGGCGACCATTCATCTTAATAATTGACAAATCATATGTTCCAGACGCCAATGTAATACTACTCTTATCTATTTCCATCTTTTGCGTTTTGTAATCAATTGTTGCACATAATTCATCTTTATTTCGCGATAATCTTAGGAATTCCTCAACACAACCCAACTCTTGTGACCTACGAAACATAAACTCATAATCAAAACTAAATATATTATAACCAATTACAATATCGGGATTCTCACGCTGAACCAAACTTGTCCAGGCATTTAGAACCTCCTTTTCCGAATTATAAGTCTCTATTTGTGAATTATCAACCTTTCCTTCTAATGAATCACATGAATTTAACGCAATGCAGTGGTTAAGGTAAGGTTCTTTCTCACCATATCTAACAAAGGTTGAACCAATAAATGTTACTTTATCGCCTTCTAATGGTGGGAAATTGTTGCGCAATGATAATATAAGCTCAGTTATTTTACCTTCACGTTCAAACTTCTTATCACATAATATATCCACAATTGTCGATTGTTTGTTTTTGTATGATTCTGTTGTAAAGACCTTGAAATACTTTGGCTCTTCACTTTCTTCTATATCTGCGTCAGAATCCGACGCATTGTCATCATTATCATTATCATTATCATTATCATCTTCTGGTTTATCTTCTGTTTTATCCTTTGTTATAAATGCCTTGTTTGCATTTTCAAATAATGTCTCTATTAAATGGTCTTCATTGTTAGTCTGTCTATCTCTAATCTTTGTTTTTAACCATTCCTCAATTCTTGGCTCTAATTCAGCAGCCGTTAAGGGTTTGCCTTTGGGATATACTAAATCAATCTGTGACATAGGATTCTGAGAATGATTGAATGCAGTTTTAATCATATTAGACAAAAGTGTCTTACATGATTCAGTTGTAAATTCTGTTGAAGATTTGGCAAAATAATCAACTATATTTGTTGCTAGTTTTTTATACGATTTGATTGGGACTGGAAAGTCGCCATGACTACTGCTGGCTTCAATATCAAAACTCATGATTTTATAAGGAACGCGCGTTTCCTTGTCATTCAACGGAATTATATTTTTGTAACCAACTACAAATTCAAAGTCGCAACTTGTCGTCTTATTGGAGCCTTTTATTTCAATGGTCTTTTTACAAGGCAATGCAACCCAACCTGACGGACTAATCTCCCGCAAATGGAAGAATCGAAGTAGAGGAGGAATGTTTGCTTCATATAATTCAACATGACAATCTTTGAACCAGTAGCCTTGTGGCAATAATGTGCGCTCCTTTTCACCATCATCATTGATACTATCTTTATACCAGAAATTCTTGACCTTATTATATGCAGGCACATTTGCAAACTTAATCATAATAAAACGATGTAACTTGCCTGCATCAAATTCATATAATTTCTTTTTTTCAATTAACTTACACTCTACAATGGAGTTCTCGTAATACTTTCCGACTTTTGCCTTTAAATGCGTTGTAAACTGGTCCTTGACACTTTTAGACCATTTGTCGCCCACTTTCAAGTAGAAGAAAGGTTGGTAATCTTCAACTAATATAGATGCTTTTTCACCTTGCTCATTGATGCCAAACATTTGTATTGCAAATGTTGCATTGTCTTTATTGAAACCGCCGTTGTCTTCATCAGAGTCTTCTTTAGGACCCTTGCTGTTATACACGTTGAATTCAAATAATTTAAAAGTTCTGTCTAATGCTGTTGCCATTTTATTCTTTTATTTATAATTATAAATTCTTGTTTTATTTTTAATTCAATTTTTATTGGGTTTTACTTTTGAAATAATGGGTACACGATTTGTTATTTTAAAAGGAAAATAATCATCAACACTATTTAATGATCTCCAAATAATAAATTCTAAATAGTTTGAAGGACTTCCGGTTTTTCCATATTTTATGCATTCTGATTTTTTCTTGAAACAATCTACTATTTTTTTTTCAGATAATTTTTCATTGGGATGATGAACAATAAGAGGAATATAAAATTTATCTGGAATTTCATTTACATATTCAACGTTTGGATAAAATGCTTTAATTACAGCCACCACCCTTCTGTTATCTTTTAATTGAAATTTATCCATTTTCTTCAAATATATAGCTTTTGGAACCTTGTGGTTAAGAAAACTAATTTGATTAGTGTTTTTATAGTGTTGTTTAATGTGTTTAGAATAATCACTTATACTTTCACCATTAGATAAATTTTTATATACTTTACTTTGTGAAAATATTACTTTGTTTAATGGAACGTGCATGTATAAGGGATATGTGTCAGTTAGATTATTTAAAATTTCTTGGTTATATGGAATAAATTCTTTTTTATTAAAATACCATATGCAGTAAATTATTATTAAAATTGTTAAAATATATACATATATATATAATTTATTTTTCATTTATATATACGTATTAGAATAATTTTGTAGCATTTATAGGCTAAAATTCATATACATTTGATTTCCCACTTTTTTAATATTTTTCTTCGTTCTTGGCTTTCTAATCCTTTTTGGTTTATTCTCCTTTGTTTGCTTTCCACCTCCTCTTAGTTTGGTTGCTAATGCTGTCGTTGTAACAGGTGTTGTTGTTAATGTTGCCGTTGTAACAGGCGTTGTTGCTAATGTTGCCGTTGCTTCAGGTAACGTATTGTTAATTTTTGTCATTTCCACGCCTGTATTTGTTGCAGCGCCTTCCAAATTTGAAACTTGACTGGTTGCAGCACTAGTTGCAGCGCCTGCCACCTTATTACCTTCTTCTTCAATTACTTCTTTTATAATATTTGGTAATGTTGTAGTTACATCTGCCACTTCTTTTGTAAGTTCAGTACCAGTCTTAGTTACAATTCTAGTAATACCACCTAATCCAAAATAAGTGAAACCTCCAACTAATGCTATTAATGCCGAATTAAGTCCTGTAACAATCCATAAACCCAAAGTAGACATATTATTTACTATATAATAAATATATTAAATAATTTATTAAATTACATTCTTCGTCTTTTATAAATTGCCTTAGACTGATTATGTTTTTTTGAAGATTTATTTTTGTAATGTTTCCTAGTTCCTTTATGTCTTTTGTTAGTTTTAGTTTTTGTTTTCTTATGTAGAATATGACTATTGCTATCACTTTCTATCAATTCCATTTTAGACACATTGCCTTCAATCCAATTCATAAAACAATCCGTATTGCGTGACTTATCATTAATAGAACTTTCCTCAAATTTCTCTATTTTATTGCCATTTTGCGAAACATAAATTATTGTTGGGAAACTATTTGGCTGCGGTATTTTATGAATTAAGTGAGTAACATCTTTATTTATGTCAGCAACAACTAATTTATGATTTTTTGAATATTGATACCCTAAAGTCTTTTCTAATGCAGCCCATTCAGGACGTGTTGCATTACAAGGTCCACACCCTTCCATATAAATAAGCATAAACACATGAGAGCCATTATCAATATGTTTATTTAGTTTAGCAACTGCTGCTGCATTATTAACGTGCAATATATACATTCTATAATATATGCAAATAAATAAAGGTGGAAAATATTATGTTAATTATATATATATTAATGTCAACAAATAATACTATATTAACAATATTAATCATAATTGTATTTTTAGGTAGTTTGTATTTTTATTTATATACCGACACTTCTAAATTGTATGTTAGAGAAGGTTTAACAAGCATGAATGGTGAGAATCGTTGTCCTAATATTTTAATACAAAAGGGACCAAAATATTATTTATATAATTCAAATATTGCTCAGGTTCCAGGAGTAAATCCTATTGAGTTTAATAATTTAGAAGAATATACAGAGTTTTTGGATTGGCAACGCGGCGCTGGAATTAGATGTCCAGTTTTGTATGTTCAAAATACATATGACATCCAAGGCAATCGGGTTTACAAAGTTAGACCAAGTACTACTGAACCTCAAGGAGGCTTGCCTCCTACAACTCCCGTGCCGTTGCCACTGAAATTTACAAAACTTGTAGATGCAACTCGGTCAGACGGGGTGTATAACAAAAATGGGTATCCGGCATTTGACCAATCGTCATATTATGTAGGCGCGTTAACACCTTTAGACCAAATAAAGAATTCGGATGCCAATTTGTTATATAGTGATAATGCCATGGACCCAAATTGGGGTGGAACTAAATATACAGATGCTTTAGTAGATGCCGGTTATTATAAAGGCAATGAAGTGAATATTTTTGTTCCTTAAATATTTTAATAATAAACAATAAATAATATGTTAATTCACATATTATTTATTTTTCATTTCAATGCTATAATGCTCTCAATTATTACTTACCCAAGTTGGCAACCACGTCATTTAAAGATTGCTTTGAATTAAATAAAGTATTTAACTCGCCTAATTTGCTCATAATGACATCTGGCGTGTCGTCTGGATAAATTGAATTCATTTTCATGACCATCATTTTATTAATAATATCATGCAATGTAACACCAGTTTGCTCATAATTTTTTTTATATTCGGGGTTAGTGGCTAAAACCTTGTTGCCTAAGAATTCATGTTTTTCAGTTAATTTGTCTAAATGTGTTTTAGATTTGCTTGCTAATGTGTCTTCTGCCATATTTGTTAGTCCTTCTTTCTTTTTGGGTTTATCTGTAACATAACCATTTATCATTATTATTATTAAGATAATGCCAAAAATACCTAAATAAATAAAATTGTTCTCCTTCATTTATATATATTAGTTTTTATTTCCTAGATATTTTACAATAGTTGCAATTGCCGTTTTACTTATTTTTCTAGTTTTTCCTTTGGCATCAGTTGTACATATATTATTTAAACATTGTGGGTCATCTTGAATGCATTTAACAAGGTTTGGTAAATACTTGAATTTTTCCATAATTGTTAGTGCAGTTACTGAACTGATGCCTGGAATTTGACACAACATTATTTCGCCAATGTTATCTTCGGTTATATTATCTTTCTTAACTTTTTTAATTACTGAGCAATAATCTTTGCTAGAATTTGCATTAGAGGTTTCATCTGCATTTTCTTCCGAATTTATTGCAATACTTGATTCAGATACTGATAACAAATTTTGGCTAAAATATGGTTGTTTATTTGTATCTTTGCCTATTTTATAGGCCATATTGCATAAAATGAACGCAGTCTCATCCATGCTTGTGGAACGCATTAGCGAAAACCCCTTGTAATAGTTAATTGAAAACATTGCCGAATAAAGTGTCTGTTTATCTATTCGCTCCTTAAATGAATTGAATTTTGATAAATCTCCTTCAATTAAATAGACAATATTGTGATTATGGTGCGGCAACCCATTGAGTCGATATGATTGCTCTTCATAGCGACCATCTTTTATACTTGCAGCCAAATCTGATAACGATTTGCGTTCCACTATAACATTATCGATTAGGCCATTGTTGATAATAATATCGCCTAAAGGCAACGGACAAATTTCAATCTTTAAATCCTTGAATGCCGGCACAGCAACTAACAAATTTTCACACTTCTTAATCAGTTCATGTTCTCTTGTATCGATTTTAATAATCATTATAATAATTTAATAAGTATGTTATTAAATTATTTTTTTGCAATATACTTAATTGCTAAATTCTTTACTAAATTCTTTACTAAATCCTTGGTTAAAGGGTTTAATATCGTCTAATAGCTCTTAAAGCAGATTGAGAAGGATTGGAGAAGTTACCTCTGCAAACTAATCCAAATTGGGTTTGTGTCGAGCCTTGAAGACGGAGATACTTTCCATAAGGACCAATTGTTGATGCGAGGCCTCCCTTCTTCGGGCCACCGCAAGTAGGAAGATTTACAATAGATGCAGCATTGCGAGCCATTTTTGACGAGTTCATTAAAACCATGATATATAATACAAAAACATTATTATTTTTTATAAATAGAAAATTAATTCCTTAATTAATTTGTTTTCAAAGTATATTATAAACGCTGCTAAAAACATTATTCTATATTACATTTTAAAACAACTTAAACATTTGTTACCATAATATGATAAGAATACAATGACAGACACAAAACTAGACGACGATATTATTAGGACCGAAGATGGTCTCATTTTCAACCCATATAATCCATTGAACACTGAGATTACATTGAGCGATGTTCAATCTATTCTTACTCGATATGGATTGCCAACTAAGGTGAATAATATGGAATTTTATAGACGTGCATTTATTCATAGGTCTTATACAAAGCGTCCACAATTGGAGAATTTGCAACAGAATATTACAATTGCCGACAGGCCTCAAGATTGTCTTCCTTTAAGCAGCAAGTCAAATGAACGTCTGGAATATATTGGTGATGGTGTGTTAGAATTAACGACCAAATACGAATTGTATCGTCGCTTTCCAAAGGAAGATGAGGGATTCATGACTGAGAAGAAGATTGCAATTGTAAAGAATGAAAATATTGGCAAGATTGCTTACGAGATGGGACTACATAAGTGGCTAATTATTTCTAGGAACGCCGAAGAGAAGAAGATTCGAACCAATCTTAAGAAGCTGGGGTGCTTGTTTGAAGCATTTGTTGGCGCATTGTTTCATGATTACAACAAGATGGGCATAAAGGATGAAGATGGTTGGTTTACCAATTTCTTTTCTTGCGGACCTGGATTTCAAATGGCTCAGAAATTCATCGAAAATGTATTTAAGAAACACGTTAATTGGATTGAATTAATTCAGAATGATGATAATTATAAGAATATTCTACAGGTTAAAATCCAAAAGGAATTCAAAGTGACACCACATTATGTTGAAATAGAACATGAAATTGATGACGGATATAAGATGGGAGTTTATCTATGTTTAGGTCAACAAATACATAATGCAAAAATACACGATGCTATTAAAATTACTGATATAAAGACATTCAAGGCAATACAAGAACATTTTACAAGACATGGCAAGATATTTGTATTTATGGGAGAAGGTCAACATAAAATTAAAAGAAAGGCGGAGCAAATGGCCTGTATGGAGGCAATCAATTTCATTAAACTTCACAATGATATAAGTGTAAATGTAAATGAATCTAATGTAATTAGCGCAAATAATTATGATAATGACGATAGCGAATAATAATTTAAGAAAAGACGTAAAAATTTATATATTGAAATTATATAAGTAATGAACACTTTAGAAACATTAAAAGGAATGCTTAGAAAAAAAGACAATGTTATTGCCAATGAAGGAGTTAAAATTACACTTATTGGAACTAAAGAAGGAGGACCTAGACCTGTTGCATCCGATGTAAAAATAGTATTTGAACCTGATAGTGGACAAAAAGCCATTGAATTTTTGGAGACAATAAAACAAAATCAAATGTCTAATGTATCCATTAAATTTCCCAAACCAAAAGAAGCATCAAAAGCTCCTGTTATTATTGAAACACCAACAAAAATTGCAAAACTTAAAGGTAAAGTCGGTTTGGCTCAAGATGTAGCTCAAAAAGAAGTATTATTGCCTGAAGGGGGTCCTAGATTAGGTTCAGAGGTATTGCCAAAACAAGGAGATATAGGAGTCGTCGTGCCAAGAATGAAGGTTTCAACTAAACGCGTGCCTACAAATATTATTCCGTTAGGACCGGAAGCTAATATTATAATTGGCGACGCATCTATATTAACACGATTGCCTCCACCGCCCGAATTTAATGTTGCTGCTCCTACTTATTATATGAATAATCGCGAAATATTTGTTAATTTTGTTAATGGTCTATTTAACGAATATAAAGAAGAAATGGAAGATGAAAGTAAAAATATATCTTGCGAAGATATTGGCAAAGATACTGGTGAAATTGGTCTGTTAATACATCAAAAAGTTGTGAGGGATTATATTAATCTTTATACTCCATACAGAGGTCTTTTATTGTTTCATGGATTAGGTTCAGGTAAAACCTGCAGTTCAATTGCTATTGCTGAGGGCATTAAAAGTGGCGGTAAACAGGTAATTATAATGACACCCGCATCTCTTCAACGTAACTATTTAGAAGAAATCAAAAAATGTGGTGACAAAATTTATAGAAAAAATCAGTTCTGGGAATGGATTCCTATTGAAAATGATGAAAAAATGGCAAATACATTGTCAGTTGCACTTGGTTTCAATTCAATTGATTATATTAGACGGAAAAAAGGCGCATGGCTAACTAATGTTACAAAGCCAAGCAATTATAATGATTTATCTACAACTGATAAGAAGGGATTGAATGACCAACTTGATGAAATGATAAGACAAAAATATCGGTTTATTAACTATAATGGTTTGCGAAGAAATAGTTTTAAAATGATGACAGATGATTTCAAAAATAATATATTTGATAATGCAATTGTTATTATTGATGAAGCGCACAATTTAATTAGTAGAATAGTAAATAAAATTAATAAAAAGAGCAAATTTTCACAAAGAAATAAAAAAGACACAAATACATTAGCAGCTGAACCATTAGCAATACAAATTTATGATTATTTAATGCGAGCCGATAATTGTCGTGTTGTTCTATTAACTGGCACCCCAATTATTAATTATCCAAATGAAATTGCAGTGCTATTTAATATTCTAAGAGGTTATATAAAAACTTGGCATTTGCCACTAATTATTGAAGGTAGTCAAAAGGTAACAAAAGAGTCACTTATGGGCATTTTATCAAATAATAAAAATATGGATTACATCGATTATGATAAGAGTTCAAAAAGACTAACAATCACTCGAAATCCATTTGGATTTGAAAGTCTTATTACAGAGAGAAATGGATATCAAGGTGTAACGAATGAAAAGAAAGAGAAAAAGGATGCAACCGGTAAAATAATTGTAAACGAAAGAGGCATGATAAATGATGCTGATTTTTTGAAAGCAATTGATTGGAAGTTAAGTTCTAGTGATATTAAAATAAATAAAACGGGAATAGAATATGAAGTTTACACTGCATTGCCAGATACATTGGAGGAATTTAATAATAATTTTATTAATAGAGATACTGGAAATGTTGTTAATATTGAAAAGTTTAAACGAAGAATTATGGGGTTAACTTCTTATTTTAGAAGTGCACAAGAAGATTTATTGCCTCGTTATGATAAGAACTTTGATAAACATCCTGTTTTTATTCCTATGAGTGATTATCAATTCAATAAATATGAGGAATATCGTCATGAAGAAAGAAAATCTGAAAAAATCAAAAAAGGTGCTAAGCCTGCAGGTGACGACGCTCTAAAGGAACCATCATCAACATATCGTATTTTTTCACGTTTGGCATGCAACTTTGCGATGCCGACACCGCCTGGACGACCGATTCCTAAAGCATTTAGAAAGAAGGTTACCAGGTTGGCTACATATGGTCCGGATGGTCAGGTAACAGACGTAACATATGTTACTACTAGAGGAAATAATATAGTTGATGAAAAAAAAGGTGATTTAACTGTTGAAAATGAGATAGACAAGAAATACCAAGAAGCAATTGTGAATCAATGGAATAACAGGGAACCAGATAAAGATGTTGTTCCACCGGTTGTAAATAAAAAAGAATTAGAAAAAGCTAAGAAGGCTTTAGAGAAGGCAGCTGAAGATGCTAGAAAACAATTAGAAAAGGAACAAAAGGCTTTAGAAAAGGCAGAAGCAAAGGCACAAAAAGTCTTGGAAAAGGCAGAAGAAAAGGAGCGAAAAAAGGCAGAAAAGAAAGCTTCAAAGAAGGGTGGTGCTGGTTCAGATGATGGACAAGAACAAGTGATTTGGAGCGGTGACGAAGACGAAGAAGAAGAAGACGAAGAAGACGAATCAGATAATGAAGAGTTAATGTCGGAAAAGGCTCAGGCTAAAGAAGATGATGAAGAAGACGAGGAAGATGAAGGTGGTCCAAATGACCCAAGAAGAGAAGACGAAGTTATAGAAATTGAAGGCATTAAAGATGTGGATGCAAGAGATAGAGAATTTGATGAATTAGAAGGTGATGAAATATTAGAATCTTTTGGTGATGTAGAATATAAAACTGCAATAGCGCAAGCCTATGCTGTTATTAAAAAATACAAATCGGAATTCTTAACTCCTGAAAAACTGGAAATATATAGTCCAAAATTTCTTAAAATGTTAGAAAATATTGAAAATCCGGAATACAGAGGTCTTCATCTTGTTTATAGTCAATTTAGGTCTATGGAAGGAATTGGCATATTTGCATTGGTTTTAGAAGCAAATGGATATGCTCATTTTAAAATTAAAAAAACTGGACTTGATGGTTGGGAAATTAATATGAGCGAGGAGGATATGGGCAAACCCACATATGCTTTGTACACTGGCACAGAAGAGGCCGATGAAAGAGAAATATTGCGTAATATTTATAATGGAGCATGGGATAACATTCCCAATAATATTGCCGAACAATTGAGACGTAGAAGTGCCAATAATGATATGGGTGAGATTATTAAGGTCCTCATGATTACATCAGCTGGTTCCGAAGGTATTAATTTGCGTAATACGCGATATGTTCATATAATGGAGCCATATTGGCATCCAGTGCGAGCTGAACAGGTCATTGGTCGTGCCAGACGTATATGTAGTCACAAAGACTTACCACATGAAATGCAAACTGTAGAAGTGTTTATATATATAATGGTTTTTACACAGAAACAATTGGACAGCGAAAATGCAATTGAATTGCGCATTAAGGCACAAGACAGAGGAAAAATAGCACCTTACCCAATTCAAACATCAGATGAAAAATTGTATGAAATTTCTACTATTAAAGAAAGATTATCTACGCAACTTTTAGTTGGAATTAAAGAAGCATCAATTGATTGCGCAACATATACAAAGTCGAATTCAAAAGAAGGTCTTGTGTGTCTATCATTTGGTCAGCCAACAGCAAAAGACTTTTCTTTTAACCCGTCACTTTCACAAGATGAAAATGACACAACTGCTGCAATTAATCGTGTTACAATTAACTGGAGGGCAAGAGAATTTCAAGTCAAGGGTAAACAATATATATTACGAGAAGATACACAACAAGTGTATGATTATGAAAGTGTTATGCAAGCTCGAAAGATACCAGGATTTGCTCCAATATTATTAGGAAAGATGGTTAAACGCTCAAATGGAGATTTGGAGATTGTCAAAGAACGTCTTTAACCAAAGGTTAAAAGATGCATACAGATTTAATTAAATAAATGTTCTATTATTATTTAATTAAATAATTTTATTCGTTTTTTGTATTTACAATTTTGTTTAAATTGTTTGACATTTGTTCCATCATAGAAAATAATGTATTAACTTTTTGGTTCAAATCAGCAATTTGTGATTGTATTGAATTTGTATTTGTATTTGTATTTGTATTTGTATTTGTATTTGTATTTGTATTTGTATTTGTCTCTACTTTTTTAAGTTTATTAAATATATTTGTTGTTATATCTTTTGTTATATCTTTTGTTATATCTTTTGTTATATCTGCATTAGTTGGCAATTCTTCAATTACAATAGTCATATTATTATCTTCATTAAATGATACTTTTTTTGGTGGATTTATTAATAATGTTTCAACATTTACATATTTATGCTTTCGTTGATTATCATTATTAATAGGTTGTTGTTTTTCAACTCTTACTGATGTGTCATTTGACTTTAACCAATCATCTGAATTAATACTATTATTTGTATTTGTATTTGTATTTGTATGTATTTGTTCAATATCAAAATTTCGTTTTGCAATCGTTTCAGCAATAAGAGCCTCCATTTCTTTAATTTTGCTATTTTCTGCTTTATCTGAAAAATCAACCTCTTTGGGTTTTTTTATTGCTACTAAATCTTCAAAGTCACTACGTCGTTGATTTACTTGTTTTTCAAAATCTGTTTGTCTTGCATTATGTATATCTTCTACTTTATATGGCTCTTCAATTGTCTCATTGCTTATATTAATCAATTTCATTTGCTTTTCTTGGTGCAAATTTGGAAATAACCGATTTACTGCAGTAAGAACTTGGCTTAAAAATAATTTATTTAAATTCAATAACCCAGAAGTTACATTTGCACGTGATAAAAAGGGATTTATATTACTTTCAAATACAGCTCTAATATTAGTCATCATTGGCTTATTTTCCTGGTTTATATTTAATTCATCTAACAAAACCTCCCAAAGCATATTAATGTTTTTTTTAATTGTAAATTGTGACAAATTATTCATTAATGCGTATAATATAAAATAATAACGGAATTTTTATGTTATTATTTTACTTATGTATTATTTTTTATTATTTTATTATAAATCATCATTATAATATACTTTTCTAAATTGTTCCATATATTTATCTTTGAGCACATGTGTTTTCAAATAATGTCCCGTAATCTTATCTTCTAGCATATGTATTATAAAAAACAAGGCATAGATTCCACATTCTGTGTTTTGATATTGATGTTCAATTGGATAATTTTGGTCAAATTTGAAATTGATGCGGTTATTTAATAAAGAATGTCCTTGTTCTATAACATTATTGACAAATTTCATTACTTGATTCGATGCCTTATTTCCTGCACTATCAAAGAAGAAAATTTCGCCTTTTTTAATATTAATAAATAATGATATCCAATGTTCTCCGCCTTTATAATGTGGGTCGGTGTTAAATATTATGCCAATTTTTGTCTTGCCCTTTTTAATATGTTCTGCTAAATTGAAATGACATAATTCTTCCCATACACATTCACCATATAATTTATGTGTATCATAATCAATTGGAGAAGGGCCTATAAAGTCAAAGCATTTATATGTTTTCTCGAACTGATTCATCACTTCAATAATATCAACACTAGATAGCCATTCGTTGGGATTTTTTTTCCATGTAATAGGTGACATTGGAGAGAATGAATCTAATAATTCGTCTTCCATTTTTGTCCCTTTTACCATCTGTCTTATCCAACATGACTCTTTATTGCAGATATTAGCGTAATAATTCTTAAGCATATTCCATATTTCTTTGGAGTCATTTGTTGTAATTGGCTTGTCTGGATGTCTTGCGTTCCAAACATTGCGAAGTTTATGTAAATCATCATCAGTGTAACAAGTGTATTCTTTTACTTCATTTTTCTTCTTTGGACTACAATTCAAACTAACAAATGGCTTAATATTTGATGGCATCTCTTTTTCTTGAAATGCTGGCAGATTTGATTTATTTTTTGATTTCTTATTATATTTGTGACTTTTATGATGTTTCCGTTTTGTATGTTTCTGTTTTATTTTTTTATTTCTTTTTGTCCTCATATAAATTAGTTATATTTTTTCTTTTTAGAATTATTATAATTGGATGAATTTAACATGTCATCTTTCTTTCCTGAAATAATTTTGTTTTGTTTGTAATTGCATCTTACTTTAGTAAACCAGTCGAGTGGCAAATTTTGTATATTATCAACCCCTTCTGAATGGATTGGTTTGCTGGCCTTTTTAAATACTTTTTGTGGCCGTTTTTCTGCTATTTGTTCTCTTGATTCTTCTTCTTCGCTTGATTCTATTGCTTGCGCTTCTTCTTCTCCATATCCTTCTTCTTCTTCTTCTTCATCATCATCTTCATCTTCTTCATCTTCATCATCATCTTCATCTATTGATTCTTCTTCTTGTGCATTTGCGGAACATTCCGCGGAACATTCTTTATTCTCGGCTAAATTATCCGCTTTTAATTTTAAATAATAAATACTTTTTTCAACAAAATATGCAAAACTATGCTTTACTTCTTGCAAAATATCATTTGGAAACTCATCATTCAAACATTTGGTAAATAGTTCACTAATTTGGTCTTTATAAATTTCCTTATCAGACTTTAATTTATCTTCTTCTTTTTGTTTTATTTTTTTATTTAACTTATTCAATTGTTGCGAACTAATTAAATAATTTAGTGTAATTTGATTCACAAGGTCGTCTGACATTATTACTTATATTAGTTAAAAATATTATTTATTTGATTATCGAACAAATAATAGTGTTTTCTGTAAATTGAACTAACAAAGTTATTAACAAGTTATTAACAAGTAGTCGGTTTTGTTAGGTCCTTTACTTGTTGTCTTGTCGCATTATTAAACAAGCCAAAACCAACTACATCTGGATTAGGGTTTGGATTAAACATATTAAACTTCTCCTTATTAAATAAATCGGGAAATGGCTGCATAACAGATTTGTTATTTTGCCAATTGTATTTATATAAATCACTCCTACTAGTTGGCACATAAGATGCCTGGTCGCAGTTTTGAATTGCATATATCTGTCCTCGCAAATCAGATTCATGATTAACATTTGATGCGAACCCGGACCAAGGACCAAAATCATTGCCTGGGTTAAATGTGCGCGAAGGATTATATGTTGCTTCTTGTTTCAATGGAACATTAATTGGTTTTCTTAAATCTATTACAGGCAATGTAGAATATTTAGTAGAGACTGCTCTGGCATCTAAATAAGGCTGCAATGGCTGACTTGGTATATTTCGACTATATGTCCTATAATTTGTTATACTGGCTCTATGCGACGCCGGTCCATCATTAAAATCAAGTTCATTCATATTTATATATTTAAATATTATTATTTCTTTTCTTTATTCGTTAAATATATAAATAATGTTTTTTTCAAAGGATTTACACAAATTTCAAGACCAAATGTTTGATTTAATTACGTTCTTAACATTTGGCTTATATTTTGCTATAGCAATTGGTCTCTCTGCAAATGCGCCTCAATATTTAACTACTTTACAATATTATACCAAGTTGTATGTTGGACTATTTCTATTCTGGCGGTTTAATCCATTTAGGCGTGTTCGGTTTACTGAATTGGACGGCAAAATTGCCTTCAGTGCCGGTGTATTCTTACTAACAACAACTGCGTTTGAACATATTGCATATTATTATCTAAAGGAACTCAGGGATATTATACTCCTATAACTTGCTTTATTCATTATTCTTTGTCTCGCACATTACTTTTCTTTAATGTTCTATTTTTAACACGTTTGACCTTCTTTGTTGTCGGTCGTCTATTAAAAAACACCTGAAGATGGTGCAAGATTTTCTTTGACAGCACTTTGTCCACTGCCAGCTCTTTTACATCCTTCTCTACATAAGTGTAGGCATATCGCTTCATAAATGCTAAAATATACTCCTTCATCGATGTAGGGTCATCTGCCTCGAGCAACTTGCTGCCAATAAATCGGTCGATAATAGTAGCAAATGGCAAATCATGTTCGTAAGCTTTTATATTAATATAATATATTTTATTGTTATTCATACCAGGATGATATACATCATCTAAGAAACACACGTCTGTTGTTTCGGGAACTTTAGTACATTTTAATAAATCCTTATGCGTTTTCATATTTGTGGTCCTACAAAGCTCTATTTGTTTTCCATTGATTTTGAACGCACCAATTATTTGGTCAAATAATTTGTAATTTATCTTATCTTCGAAATATGTTTTTATTTGCACTGACCATTCGTATGGACCTTGGTTGTTGGTATAAATCATCAACTTATAACAATGCTTCAATCGCTTCTTCTGCTTTAAATATGTTAGTATATTTATTATATTTGGTCTTAAAAATTCTGGATATAAATCTAATGTTTTATTAAAGAAATCTTGGTTTACATTAAAATCAATTGAATTATTTTTAATATATGACTTTAATGCATCCCAAAACATTCCAAATTCAGAAAAATATCCTAATGTTTCATCTAAATCAAATACTACTATTTTGGGGTTACAACTCATAATATATATTACGATATTAATAATACAAAATTAAAATATTGGGTATTATTAATATATAAATGTCCACTGAACTAACAAATGAGGATTATACAAATATATTATTATTCTATAAAATGCCCATACCTAAGTCCAAGCGGCTTCTTAAGAAACAAGCCGAAAATATCATGTCTGAAAAATTATGCAAATGTCTGAAAAAAGTTCAAAATAAACCTATGCCTGAAGGCAAAGCGATTGGAATTTGCACCAAAACTATATTTAATAATAAAGGATTAACTCGCGGCAAATTCAGATGTCTTAAAAATAGGACTTTGAAATTTAGACGAACTAACAAATAATCAACAATTTTGTTAGTTCATATTTACTTATAAAGGTTTAAAATCAAAAAATTATATCCATTTATTGTAGTTTATAATGACTGACAGATTGAATTATTATGATGTTATTATTGTTGGGGCTGGAATTGCAGGATTATATAGTGCGTTTAATATTAAACAAATGTCACCGAATACATCATTTATGGTCTTGGAAAAATATAAGAAACAATGGATTGGTGGGCGTCTCAATAATGAAGATTTTTACGGCACAACTATTGTTAACGGCGCTGGAATTGGTCGTAAACAGAAAGACCATTTGTTAGTTCAACTTTTAGAAAGGTTGAATATTTCTTTTAAAGAGTTTGACATTAATATAAATTATGCCATAGAAAACCCAGTTAACATTGGCTCTATTATTGCCGACCTACGCAGAGAATATAAGAAACAAGCGGAACCCATTGTAACATTCAAACATTTTGCAAAACCATATTTAGGTGATGCAAAATATAAAGAGTTCATTTTATCTGCTGGTTATACTGATTATGAAAATGAAGATGTTCATCAGACCCTTTATAAATATGGAATGGACGACAATTCTTCTGGTTTAACTGCTCTTGATATACCATGGCATCAATTAATACAAAAATTGGTTCATGAAATTGGCTCACAATATGTAAGAGCATCTAATAATGTTGTTAATATAGTTAAAATACAAGACAATCCGTGTTTATTTGAATTGACGACTGAAAAAGATGTCAAATATTATTCTAGTAAGGTCATTATTGCAACAACAATTTCTGGAATACACAAATTGCTTCCACAATTTAAAATCTATAATGAGATTAAATCGCAACCATTTTTGCGATTGTATGCTAAATTTCCAAAAGAATCGGCTGAAATTATGCGGAAAATGGTGCCAACATATACCATTGTTAAGGGTCCTTTACAGAAGATTATTCCCATTTCTACAGATAAAGGCGTTTATATGATTGCTTATTCTGATAACAAAAATGCTGAGGCATTAAAAGACAAATTGGATGACCGGCAATTCTTTTGTTCTTTGTTGGAGAAGACTTTGAAACTACCAACTAACACATTGCAAATTACCGCGCTTCGAGATTTTTATTGGCCGGTTGGCACTCATTATTACACACCTTTAAAACATACTTTAAGAGGAAAATTCATCGATAATGCACAGCATCCTATGCACGGAATGCTCGTTGTCGGAGAAGTTGTTGCTGCAAATCAAGGATGGACAGAAGGAGCATTAGAAAGCGTTACAAAAGTGCTTAATAAGCAGTGGTTAAGCACATCATAATCTAGATGTAAAAGCAGTAATTATATAATTTGTCAGTAATTATATAATTTGTTAGTTCATTTTAATTTTTAATTAATAAATTTATTTTAATAAAATTGTTTATACAAATAATATCCGTGGTAACCAATTGCAGCCATACCTAACATTAGCAACATTTCAAAATATTTTCTAGATGTTTCTATACCCTTGTAACCAATGTATACTAACAAAGGACCTACAATTAATGCATGAAAATAATTCACCCAAGCACTTTTTCCTGCCATAATCTTTTTATATGCCAAATAAGAATGATATATAATTATAAACACTCCTAAACCTAACAAAAATGGAAACATTATTTTTGGTATGTTAGTTGTATTTATTCCAACATATAAAAATAACGGGCCTACAAAAAATATATGAAATAAGTGGATAATTGTATGTGCATCAATATTCATTTTATATAAAATATTATTATAATATATTTCTTAATATATTTCTTAATATATATTATAAAGAATGAATTTAAAGGGCTTTAAATATTCAAATGTTCAAAATAATATGCACGGAGGAAACAAAATAACACATAAGGTCCATATTAAAAATGGCAAAGGATATAAAAGTGTCACACATTTTAGACATAACAAGAAAATTCATCACTCCAAAAAACATTTATCATCTTCTGAAATTGGTCTTATTAAAATTGGCAAGTTTATTCCTGGATTATTTAAGGACATTTCAAAGAAAACTAGAAGGCGTTTGCAATAAATTTAGTCATCTTCATCTTCTTCCTCTGCTTCGCTTGCATCTGCTTCGCTTGCATCTGATTCATCATAGTCTTCTTCTAATTTCTTATTTGTATTTGCCCTTGTATTTGCCTTTGTTGTTTTTTTCATCTTTTCTTCCGCTTCTAAATGGTCTAATGCACTTAGAATAACCATCTCCTGTCCCGTCAACTTTTGAAATATCAAGACCTCATCCATTTTAAATGTATAATGACGATGCATAAAATTCTTACAAATAATAATAATACCATCGTCGGTTATTTTTATATCACATACTATCCCACAATGCGTTAATGTAATATTATTTGGGTCAACAATTGGAATCCATCGCACAAACATACCACATTTTAGCTCATTTATTTCATCCACGTATTTATAACCTTTTAGTTTTTTTAAATAAAGTATTGTTGTTTCTTTATTTAACATTAATTCCTTTAAAATCTTTAAATTTAACTCCATTATCTTTCGTGTTGTAAAATTTAATATATTTTCATTATCATTGTTATCCAATGCATTTATTAATTTATTATCCATAATAATTTATATATTTAAATAAGTTTAAATATTATTTAAATATAATATTTAAGCCAATGGCATTTAGAATTATTTACAAATATTTATCACGAATTTGTTGTTTTTGTTTTGATGAACCAGATGAAACAAAAAATGAAGGCAATTATACTGATATGAATAATGACAATGTCTATGTAAATAATGATTTATATAGCAATAATAGACCTAATAGCAGTTATGAACGATATAGTTTAAGCGATGAAGACCAAAATATTACTTATAATCAAATATATAGACAATAATTGCTTTGCAAAGTTGTGTTTAAAAACACTTTTATCAGTTGTATCTAAAGATACTTTTACCATCCACTGCCAAATGCCGAACCAAATGCCCCACCACCTTCATTTGCAGCCATTATTCCACCACTTTGAAACGCTTCTGTCCCCGGTGTTGCAGCGCCTACCAAAGGCGTACTATCTTGCTGATACATGTTATTAAAATCCTGACTTGGTTGTTGCATCTGTGGCAAAGAATTAATTGCCGTTGTACCAGGAGAACTCATCATTGCAGTATTTATTGCTGAGCTTTGACCCTGTGATATAGGTTGCGATACCTTCACATTGCCTTGTCCCTTTTTGCCTTTCTTCTTAGCATCCTTAGGACCTTCCCATAATTCCATTATTCTATCAACAATAATGCTGACCTTCTCGCCTAATTTGGTCTGAAGACTCAAAATTATTACCAACATTGCTAAAATAATACTAGTAACATCAAAGTTAGCATACTTAATTCCACTATAAGTTGGAATAAATGTAATTATGCGGTGAATAATTAGTATTCCCAAAAACATTACAAAAACTTGCCCCAACACTTCCGCTAAAATTTCTATATTTCCCTTTTCATCATCTGCTTCAGGAACAAATCGCTGCATTACTTTGTTCAAAATGACCACAGGAATAAGGGCAATTGTAGCATATTGCACAATATTTATCATATCATTCTTAGAATCATCATTGAAATTAAATACGTGCTTAAAAAACCCAGGTTTTCCATTTGATGACTTTGTTAATTCTTCTAAACTTTCCATATTCCTTATATAGGGTATAATAAGAAATAAAAAAGAAATAAATATTTGTTAAATTATTCAAAATTGTTTATAAGGCAAAACAAGTTAAAAATAAATTAAGTATATGATTTAAATGAGTGAACATGCTATTGAACAGCATTCTAGTTTATCAGTTTCTACAAGTGATACTTCTAATAAAGAAGAGGAGCAATATTTGAATCTTATTCGGGAGATTTTATTAAAAGGTACTTGGGAAGAAGGGCGCAACGGACGAACCAAAAGCATATTTGGCTCCATGATGCGTTTCTCTTTGCAAAATGGTCAGATTCCTATTTTAACCACCAAGAAAACCGCTTGGAAAACCTGCTTGAAAGAGTTGTTATGGTTTATTCGCGGTGAAACTGATAATAAGTTGCTACAGGAACAAGGCGTTCATATTTGGGATGGCAATACAAGTCGCGAGTTTCTGGATTCAAGAGGCTTAAATCATTATCGGGAGGGACTTATTGGGCCAGGTTATGGCTTCCAGTGGAGGCATTTTAATGGAGATTATAATACTTCGACAGGCGGATTTCAAGATGGCGGAAGGCGCGGTATCGACCAATTGCGGCAAATTATTTGCGCTTTAAAAGACCCAGAACAGCGCACAAGTCGGCGCCTCATTATGACTGCATGGAATCCTCTGCAATTGAATGAAATGGCGCTGCCTCCGTGCCATATTATGTGCCAATTTAATGTGCATGACGGCAACAAATTGAGCTGCTCTATGTACCAGAGGTCTTGTGATTTTTTTTTAGGAATTCCCTTTAATATCGCATCATATTCGCTCTTGACACATTTGCTGGCCAAACATTGTGGTCTAGAAGCCTATGAATTTATTCATTTTATGGGAAATTGTCATTTATATGAAAATGCTATAGACGCTGCCAAATTGCAAATAAAGAGAGAGCCATTAGCGTTCCCAACTCTTTCAATTAAAGAAGTTAGAACAAATATAAATGATTATCAAGTTGAAGATTTTATTTTAGAGAACTATCAAAGTCACGAGGCAATTAAAGTAGCAATGGTTGCATAAAATTATAATGTTATAATATTGTATAAATAATGAATATTTTTGGAAAACCTAAGGACCCTAGTACTAACTTAAACATTTCAAAATCAATAGTTGGAATACAAAAAACACCCGAGCAATTGGCGGCAGAAGCAGCAGCAGAAAAAGAAAGAATAGCAGACGCAAACGCAATAGAAATGAAGACTTTAACAACTGCAACTACTGCAACTACTGATGTAGGCGGAAGAAGACGCAAATCCAGACGTGGAAAATCAAGAAAATACAAAAGAACGCTTAAACGTCGCAAGAATAATAATAAGACTAAAAATAGAAAATAAGTAATATATTTTTACATTTTTATAATAAAATTGTAAAAAGTGGACGCGTAAAGTATTTAGAAACAAATTATTATTAATAATTATAATTAAATGAGCGCAAATAGAGCAGTACAAGCAGCACAACGTAGACGAGCAGGAGGCCCCGAACCTGCACCCCCTGGCAGAGGCCCTCAACCATCTATTAATTCATCGCAAATGTTTTCACAGCAACCGCAACCACAACAACAACAACAGCAGCAACAACAAGTTAGACCTGGAACTAGTGGACGTTTGGCAGGCCAACATGCTCAACAAATGCAACAACAGCATCAACAACAACAAATACAAGACCCTCAACAAGCTGCTGGCATAGCTGGAATTAGTAAAATGACTTTAGCACAAGCAATTACGCTAATTACTTTACGTTTAGGCAAAGTTGAGACGCAATTGCATGAGATTGGTCACCAGCAAATGGGTATGGATATGGGTATGAGTATGGGTATGGGTAATAATGGAATGATGGATGAAAATGGTGAAAATATGGCATTAGTCGACAAGGGATTGATTGATAGCATTATGTCTAGATTAGAGTCACTTGAGAAGCGTTCTCCAAGCACAGGTGCATCTAGTCCTGATGTAGCTTTATTGAAGCAGCAATTTGACGGAATTAAGATGTCTTTTGCTCAAAGTACAAAAGTCAATGCTATTCTAACCAAAGAGCAAAAAGAGCACAAGCAACAAATTGACGCACTTAAATCCGAATTGTCCGAAACAAAGGAATTATTGAATGCTTTGCAGACGCTAACAATGGATAATAGTCAAAAAATATTTGCTATTATGTCTGGCGAAGAAGTTGTTTTAGATGCTGCTGAAGACGAAGATGAAGGTGAAGTTGAAAACGATGTTGACGCTGATGCTCAAGATGATGAAGATGAAGATTCCGAGTTGGTTGGCACTGACCTGAAGGGCTTAATTGAGCAAGAATTAAACGCCTAAATATCTTTATATTTTTTTACAAAATTGCAAGAGGATATCAATGTCTTTTTTTGCTTTTTTATGTAATTTTACAGACAATTTCTTGGAATAATTGGTTACAAATAGTCGGTCTTTTCGGTGTCTAAAAACGCGATGCTCGAATAAAACAATTGCTGTATCCAATGCCTTCAAATAATTCTCATTTTTTTTGTACATTGAATACATAATACATCTGTCTATATCATAAGCAGCCAACAAGTCTGCCTCCCTCACAATATGATAAGCCAATTGATAATCTCCCAATAATGGGAACCCGTTTTTCTTTACAGTCGAATACGACATTGTCGTGATTATTTGAAATATGACACTGAGTTTTTCAGGTGCCATAACATCGTTTAGGTATTTACGTATTTCTTCAATTCCATCTTCTTCCGCTACGTATTTTTTATCTATTGTGTCGTGAAGAATTGCTGCGACCACAATAATATCCTTTTGCTCCTCCAAATAAGAGTTCATTGGCAATTCGCTTTCATATATCCTTAGTGCAAAATTATAGACCTCCATGCTATGCTTCAACGAGTGCGACTCGTCTATATTAAATTTTTTACACAATATCATCACTAACTCAAATGCTTTGTCAATTATTGTTTCCATTTTAGTATTTTATTATATTTATAATATTTACAATATTTTAAATAAAAATATTCAATTTTATTTTATACTTTTACAAATAAAAGTATAAAAGTATAAAAACAAGGACACTAAAATGGAAAATTGTCCAAAAGATATAATAAATTTAATATTAGAATTTGATGGCAGAATTAAATATAGAAAAGGCAAATATATAAATTGTATATCTAAAAATGATGACAGATACAATTTGCTATCTAAGTTAAAAATACCTATTCCGGCAAAAGGTACTATGGACAATGATTGTACTCATAAAGAACATTTTGAATATTATATAAAATTCAACGAACTCTATACATTAAGCGTTTGGAATGTAATCTATAATCCGCCAAATAAAATACAATACTTTTTTTATAAAGATTCGAATTCTTTTAATTTCTGGGTTCGAACATAATTTGCCTAAATACTTTTTCCTCCCCAATGGAACTATTTTGCCCCAGTGCAAATATTATATTTTCAAAATTCAAACTTAAAATCATCGCAATAAATCACTATAATATGGCGCAACAATCGTTATCTAATATGTGTTATACAAAAGACAATATTGTTGTATTTGATTACGTTTATTTCAAGCGTCTAGCAAATAAAGACACTTATAATGCAATTACACAACAAATTATTTATAATATTGATTCTGTTCTAACACAACACGACTATTTTGACTGCCAAATCACCTTAAAAATGATGACCATTGGTGACATTGATAAACATATGAATTTCTGGGTTAATTTAACCAGCGTTCTAAGAGAACGTTATCAGTCGAAATTAGCTAAATGTTATATTCATAATATTCCTGCATTCTTTGCCCAGTGCTACAACTTGGCCAAAGTATTTATTGATAAGGTCACACAAGATAAAATACAATTTGTTCAAAAGGAAGAAAAGACTTAAACATAATTTGTTAGTTTATAATAATTTAAACATAATAAATGGAATTAGTTGTTGAACCTGATATTTACACACCTAGCATTGATGATAAGGGATTATATATAGATAAAGTGCCTCCATTTAATTATATAAAAAAAGGGCTTGTTTGCCCTTGTGGCTCTAGAAAAGATAAAATATATGAAACTCATAGTGTGTTTGTAGCACATGCAAAGACAAAAGCGCACCAAAAATGGATTGAATCGCTTAATTTGAACCGGTCTAATTTTTATGTGGAACTTGAGAAGTCTAAAGAAGTTATTTCTAATCAACGACTTATTATTGCAAAAATGGAAAAAGATATTAATAATAAGAACATGACTATTGACTATTTGACGCAACAACTTCATAAAACTTTGATTACTACAAATGCTAATGCTAATGCATCAATTGATTTGTTAGATTTTAATTAGTGCAAACTAACATAATATTTACAATCATATTAGTAGTAGTTGTTGTTGTTGTAGTAGTTGTTGTTTATAATTATAGTATTTGTTTGTAACACGTTTTGCCTCTGCTCTTGTTTTTTATTATTTAGTTCTTGTCTTTGTCTTAGCATTTCCTTTTGTCTTAGCATTTCCCTTTGCTTCTGCATTTGCTCTTGTTTTTTCTTATTTAGTTCTTGCTTCTGCTCTTGTTCTTTCCTAATTTGTTCTTTCCTCTGCTCTTGTTCTTTCCTAATTTGTTCTTGCTTAATTATATCATACTTTATTTCCATCTTTGGAAGATTTTCCTTGATATATAATTCAAACTTTGATTTATTAGGAGGGTCATTCCAAATAATAAAGTCATGTATTCGCGAAGCAACATACTCTTGTTGCACTCCGTTAAACATATTTATTTCTTTGTCTCTGCCTGAGATTTTACCCTCCAAAAGATAAAATTGTCTTAATTCTGCTTCAGTTATATGTGTTAAAGAAATCATTTTTATTTTACATACAATAATAATTAAAATATTTATTTCAATTTTATTTAATTTAGGTCTTTAAACCTTACTTTACAGAACTTAGAACAAATAAATATTGAAAACCATGCATCAAATTAGCATTTGAAATGCAAAAAAGGTGTAAACCTTGAAAATGTATTTTACAAAGAAAACATATTAAACCTTTCTTATCATTATTAAGCATATTACTTAATGAAACTCTCCATCGAAAATAAACCCAAATTAGAAATGTTTGTTGCATTGTTCCAATTGCTTAAAAATTGGAGTAGCCAATTGAACCTGCAATTTGAACCCGGACAACTTTATATTCAAACCATGGACAAGTCTCATATTTGTTTATCTAATATTGTTATTAAGGCCTCATGGTTTTCCGAATATGAGGTCGAAGAAGCAACCAATATTTCTCTAGATACCGGCAGTTTTGCAACCATGATGAATTACGCTTTAAAGCATAATAAGGTTGATATCATATTCAATGATTCTGATAAGTTATTTATTAATTTACTTAATAATAACAAGGAAATCAAAGATAATTTTGACCACTTCTTTGAATTGCCGCTTATGGACGTCGAACAAGAGAATCTTAGTATACCCGCTGTGGATTATGACGTCGAATTTTCTATGGAATCGAAAAAATTTGGCGACCTTATTTCCGAACTTATGGTCTTTGGTCAGAATCTGAACATTCGGTGCACAGAGGATGTATTGGAATTCAATTCATCCGGTGATTCGGGCAAACTCATGGTCAATATTCCCATCGATAGTTTGAATGAGTTTGCTATATCAGAAGGTGAACAATTAGATATTTCTTATAGTTTAATGCATATTGGTAAGATGTGTTTGTCGGCAAAACTTGGCAACGAAATAAGTGTCGGTATTAGCGCTGAATATCCTATGTCTTTGAAATATAGTTTAGGCGATGAAAGTGCAGTGTCTTTTTTTATAGCGCCAAAAATCGCGGATTAAATAAATAATTATATTTGGTTATTTTAATTAGATAATATGTCAAAGATTGGAAGTCGTTTTGCAAGCCCTGGACCTTCCGCTATGAAGGGTACTAGAAAAACCCCACCACCAACAAATGCAACACTAGGTCCAATTACACGAACTATAAGTGAGCATCCAGAAGAATATTCTACTAAAGCAATAGTAAATAATAGAGAAATCGATCCCACAATGGAGCGTCAAATTAAAGGATATAGTACTGCGTCACAATATGATATTGTAGAAGGCACTGAGAAAGACTTATATGGTGCGGAGAAAAGAGTCTCGTCTGGAAAAACTGACCCAAGTAATGCACAACCTGTACTTTTAAATGAAGCTAACAAATACAAACCACCTAAAGGTCAAGGTGATTACACTCAAGAGCAACGAAGACTCATGATGGATGCAGCAAATAATGACCCCAATAAAACTATAACTATAGAAGGAATAGAAAAGGCAAAAAATGATGAATTTAAATTAAAATTATGTAAGGCCGGTGTCTGTTTTGTAGTAGTTGTATCTGCAGTAGTTGCTCGAAATTTGGGTTATTTGGGAGGTAAATCTAGACGCAACAAACGAGTTAGCAAAAACAAAAGAAAGACACTTCGTAAACACTTGGCTCGTAAATACTTGGCTCGTTGAAACTAGGAAATTAATTTATTATTTTTATGTAACAATAATGTTAAAAATAATAATAGCGTTTTTCATCTTTTGTGTAATTCTTTTCTTCTATTTGCATATTCAGTTTCATATTAAAACTAGTAATGAACTTGAAATATACGAAATTGAGCAGGCATCCAAAGACAAAATGGAGGAAATCTGCGACTTAAGGCAACCCGTGTTATTCGATTGTGATGAAGATACTGCAAAAATCACCAAGGCAACTAACAAGGCCTATCTTTTAGAAAACTACCCCATATTTGAGGTCAAAATTCGCGAATCAAAAGATGATAATGAGTCGATGTTGTTGCCGCTGCCCCTTCATATCATGCACAAATTGTTTGCAGAGGACAAAAATGCGTCCTACTTCAGTGAAGGCAACTCCGACTTTTTGACCGAAACCGGGGCTAAAAAAAGTTTCTCATATAACGACGAATTCCTGAGACCATTCCTCGTCTCAAATTGCAACTATGATGTGCTCATGGGGTCAGCCAATGTGGTAACACCCTTGCGCTACGAAATCAACTATAGGAATTACTTTTTGGTAACACAGGGCTCCTTAAAAATTAAATTAATGCCACCGAAAAGCAGCAGATATTTGTATCCTATTAATGATTATGAAACACTGGAATTTAGGTCACCGGTAAATCCTTGGAACCCACAGACCAAATTTAGAGCCGACTTTGATAAAGTAAAATCCCTTGAAATTGTATTGACGCCCGGCAAATTCTTATTTATTCCTGCTTATTGGTGGTATTCATTCAAATTTGCCGAAAACACCAGTGTTAGTTGCTTCAGTTATAGAACTTATATGAATAACATTGCTATCAGTCCTCATATTTTTATGTATGCTTTACAGAACCAAAACGTGGAACGCAAAATTGCAAAGAAGATTGATATTAAAATTCTTGGCACAAATAATAATCAAGTAAATAGTAATGAGATAATAAATGGCACAAATAGTAATGATGTAAATAATAATGATGTAATAGAAGATGTTACAAAAGTTGTAGAAGTAGTAAATGAAAATGTTGTTTTAGAAAATACTATTGAAAGCAATAATGTTACTTCTATTGATAATAGCATGATTCCTACAGCACCTGTTAGTGACCTATAAAGTCATTGGTAATACATTATTAAACAAAATTAAAGAATTGAACACAAATTATAATATAATAAACATATCATTACATTATAATGACTACACAAATTTACAAAATAATTATCAATAATCGCAATTATGATGAAGGGTCTTGGTCCGTTTCGCCTTCCAACTTAGTTGACAGGTTTACTCTTGTACCACTCGACGCCAAACTATTTTCCGGTGACTCATTCTCTTATGACTCGACCAATGGTGTCACGATTGTTGAAAGTAATATCAGAATGAAGCCAGAAATGCCTGCAGTTCTCATAATTGCCGGAAATAAGACTTATGGTCGCCACCCAACTAACAACAAATTGCTATACAGATGTGTGCCAGATGACGTCAGTTTGCCACCCTTTCTCGTGCCATATGAAATCAAAAATATAGGCTTCTCTAAAGTATTTGTTAACCTATTTGTCACCATTAAATTTGCAAGTTGGGATAACAAACACCCATACGGCACCTTAACCCAGGTTATCGGCCCCGTTGATGTTTGCGAACACTTCTATGAATATCAACTTTACTGCAAGAATTTGAACACATCTTTAACTAAATTAAACAAGGCTTGCAATAAGAGTCTACAAGATAATAAGGAAACATTTGTTAGTAATGTGACAGACAAAGGCATTATAGAAGACCGCACCGATTGGCAAGTATTCACAATTGACCCACAAGGCTCTCTCGATTTTGACGACGCATTCAGCATAAAAACGCTCGATAATGGCAACACACTTATAAGCATATATATCGCCAATGTTGTCGTCTGTTTGGAACGCCTAAATCTCTGGTCCGAACTCACTAAACGCACCTCTACTATTTATTTGCCAGACAAAAAACGCACAATGTTACCCATTATTCTATCCGATTGTTTGTGCTCTTTGCAAGCCGGTGCGCCTCGTTATGCCTTCACTTTGGACCTGGAAATTGATGCATTTGGAACAATTGTCGGACAACGTTTTATCAATTGCATTATTAATGTGTTTAAAAACTTTGTTTATGAAGAACGCTCTTTGCTTAGGCATCCATTGTATAAATCAATGTTAAACATTGTTACAAATCTTGTAACCAAATATCCTTATATTAAACTTATCAATGATAGCCATGATGTCGTGTGCTACTTGATGATATTGATGAACCATTTGTCTGCAAAAGAACTGCTTGGCTACAATGTGGGCATATTTCGCTCTGCTGTAATTAATGAAGTTGAATCCAATCCTTTTACTTCTGATGATGTGAATCAGTTTATTAAAATTTGGCGTGGTAGCAATTGCAAATATATTGATATTGCAACAAATACTGAGTCTTTACATTCTTTTAGACATGACATTCTTGAACTAGACGCTTATATACATATTACGTCTCCCATTCGCCGCCTTGTCGACATTTTGAATATGATTAAATTTCAAGAATGCGCTAATCTATACAAATTATCCGACGTAGCACTTGATTTCTATAATGTTTGGAGCAAAGACATTGATTTTATTAATACAACTATGAAAATGACGAGACGCGTTCAAAATGACTGCAATTTGCTTGGGATGTGCAACAATAACCCTGAAATATTGGAAAAGAGTTTTGACGGATATTGCTTTGACGAAACGACAACAGACAATGGCTTTTATAAATATAATGTGTATTTGCCAGACCTTAAAATTACATTGAATATTGTTTCTGATAAGTCGTTGTCTTACAAAAAACAGCAATTTAAACTATTTGTCTTTAATAATGAAGAGAAAATGAAGAAGAAAATACGACTTCATTTGATTTAGTATAAATAGTAAATAGTATTTTTTTTATACATTTATTGTATAAAATGGGTATTCAAAATATATATAATTTTCCTTTTGATTTAGAAGACTATTTATACGATTTTTACCATGATAATTTTATAGACTCGGGGTTTCAAGATATTGTAACTGAGACAGAAACTGAAACTGAAACATGCAAGGGGAAAATACAAAGTCAAAGTAACGTCAATTCAAGAGGAACTAATTCTCTAGTTTATTCAGCTTCTACAAACAAGATGTCGAAACGTGCCATTGCTGGAGTGTGTCCTGAATTTGTATCAACGCAAGATTGCTTCTTTAATGCCATTTGTGCTTCTATATCATTACCAAGAGTTGTTGTAACTGAGCGCGTTGGGTTCACATCAATGCCTGAAGATAATGTCTTTATGTATGCTCGATTTTTAAAATATATTGAAAATAATACTGATGAAGGGCGGTGGTCTAGACCTGCAAAAGACGCTAATGGAAAGATACAATGGGTGGTTGAGTTTATAGACGCAAATGGGTCTATACGTTCTAAAACTCATAATGTAGAAGGAGAAGACTTAGTTGTTAATGAAGGCACTGAATTAAACCCTGAGTTGGTTACTTATACACCAAAGATGCGGTTATCTAATGCTGTAAAAGTAGCAAATCGGGTCAAAGTGAAAGATTTAAATGGAAAATATAGACAACAATGGGCTTCTGCGTTTCAATTAGATGAGGATGGAAAACCAACAAGAGTAATTGATAATCGTTGGTATGTTCATTATGATAGCGCAAATTTACCAACTCTTGGGTTTGGACATTTAATCGATAAGAAGCAAAAAAACTACGCGAAAGTTATTACAGTTGGGACTGAAGTTTTTAAATCCAATTGGGATGATTTTTATGGAGATGGTCTAACCGATAATCAAATTGTCGAATTGTTTGCAAAAGATGTTAATTTAAAAATTAAAAATGTTCAGAATATTATCGGCGCAAAACGTTGGAATTATTTGTGTGCAAATTGTCCCGAAGGCATTATTGCCTTAATTGAGGTTAGTTACAATACTAAAAAGGGTGTAAGAGGATTTCCATCAATGTGTGCAGCAATGTGTATACCTCAAATTCCATTACTTGATGCTAAAGGTAATCCGGAAATAAATCCTACAACTGGTAATATTGTATACACTGGAAAATGGACTGAAGACTTTACTCCTATAAAAGGTTGCGAACCTGATTTAAACAAAATTGCAATTGAACTTCAACGTACGGGCACTGGCAATCGTGATGAAATGGTTAGACAAATATTTATTAAACAAATTCTAACAACCTTTAGAACTCTAGGTGCAGATATAAGAAAAGATATTGTTCCTGATTCTAAAGGCATTTATTTAAAGAAGGCAAACTAATTATATAATAAATATATTCTATTATATTATATTATATAATGGCACGAGGTAGTAGAAAAAGAAGGCGTTTAACTAATAGCAAACGGAATAGTAAGCGCAATAGCAAGCTTAATAAGAAGATGAAAAGTCGTAGATTGCGAATTAGAGGCGGCTGAGGAGTGAGCTTTGCAACTGCGGGTGCTAACGCGAGCAATAGTCCTAGCATTTTGGAGCAATTTCGCAATGATAAGAAGCAACAAATGGTCGGCGGATGAAACGATATAATTACAAATTAATTAAGTTAAAATTTGTAAAAGTTAAGTTTAAAGTATTAGCTACTCTTTTATTTCTGGAATGACGTCAGCATAAAATCACATATTTTGCTGCACTGATATTAGAATAAAATTCAAATATATTAAAATACTTATAATATTATTTATCAAAATGATATTATTTATTGAAATGATATTATTTATTTATTATTTATTAATTATAACCTCCTTCGAGACATTCTTTATTATTTGAGATATGTTATTAAATTGTTCTTCACTTGTCCCTCCTGACATGGAATTCATGACTATATTCATATATTGGTCATTTTTTCTTGATTCTGAATGGATACAATCTGGATTCTCATTTTTCCAAACTTGTATTTGTTTTATATTCTTGTTTGCGACTTGTTTGATGGCATTCTTTATCACTAATTTTTCCTCTGTTTCCTTTGTCCATTCATTATTATCCTTAATATACAACACTTCTCGCTTCAAATCGCTACAATGTATTGGTCTTTTTAATGTATCTAAATCATTCAGATTCTTAATGAGAATTCTTGATATGCCTTCAACATAACCTAGGTGACCAAAATTCTCCAAATCTGATAATTGCATCTTTACACTATCAACAAAGTCGCTAATATTAATCGCATCTTTACACTTCTCGTTCAAAAATAAATTTAGATTGAATGAATTGTGGCAATTTGTATTATTAGTAGTATTATTTGTAATATTTGTACTATTATCCTTTTTAATTAGTTCCATTATTAACCCCTTAAATTCCGAATTTTCCTTAATAAGATATTCTATCAGATTATCCTTTTTTAATAGGTCCATTTTTAAATTAATGTCTAATATTGGTATTTTTTCAACATCATTTGTTTCACACTTTTTAATGTGATACCATAATCCTACTCGAGATTTATATATTTTATTGCATTTTTCACACGTATGTGTAGTTTTGTTATCATTATTGGTCTGTATATTTGTAGGTTGGAATAAAAATTGACTAATTTGTGGTTCTTCAATTTGGGGAAAAACTGAGACAATTGGGGAAAAATTGTTAAAGGAAATGTTTTTTTTATGTTTTGCTGTCAATAAATGATTATTATAATCTTTTTTGTTATTGGTAAAGATGCAACAACACTCACAAGAATATTTTGGGGAAATTTGGGAAATTTTTGCTAAAGACATTGTTATAATGTGTTAAAAGAAATTAAATAGAGCAATTTTCGACAAAAAATATTGAAAAATTAGCATCACAATTTTTGCAACTCCAAAAAAATAATTGTGACTGATACCATCAAAAATGCAAAAAAAGTGCTGTTTTCAAAACTTTTTTCGGGTTTCCGTTTTTGGACATTTATAAATGTCCAATTTCCATTTCCCTTTTTACTTTTCAACTTTTCTTTGTTACTGAGAAAAATAGAAGAATATACACTCATCTTTTTGTTACCAGATATGATAACAATATATAATATGCAATTTATGACGATAAAATATTAGTATTATAATTTAAATAAAATAATTAATGTTGTTATATATATAATAATGCAGGTTGAAAATACGGATGTTACAAGTTCTATAAGTGCTAGACCTCCTCCTGTTTCTCGAGAAGGTTTTAATCCATTTTATGGCAAGCCTTTTAATCCGCAAATGCCTATACCAGAGCGTCTCCACAATGATGCAAATTTAAATGATGTTATTGAGATATTATTTAAAATGTCTAGATTAACAAAAAATATTAGTAAAATAGATTTAGAAAGGGTATCAAATGAAATGAAAACTTATTTAACAGCCTTGAGTAATCCGGATTATTTAACTATTTTGTCAAATTTATATAAAACAATTTTAACTAATGAAGCCACTATAAATGAGTTAAATGCATTGCCTTTTCCTCTTGCAAAAAAACAAAGGATACAAACCATCATACAAACATTTATCAGTAGAATAAATAATTCAGCAAGTAAAACTATTGTTGCTACTAAAGCATTATTAACAGAAATTAATGATAAATTTGGATTAAATATGGTATATTATAAAAGTCAGTTTCAAGATGGTCCAATTGATACTTTAATTGACATAATGAAAGATGTTTATCCTTTGTTAATTATTCAAAACCCAGATAACAAATATCTATTTTTATTCAATATTGATACAATAACAACGCCGGCTCAACCGAAAGTGACAATTACACACAATTTATTGGGTGAAGAAGTTGCAAATCTCAGCGAGATACCTCATGATTTTGCTGACAATGCAAATTTAAAATTATATATGGAGATGATTAAAACTATGATAAGAGAATATATATATACTACATATGCCGGAAATCCACGTATTTTAACATATTTATTAAATATGCTTGATATTGACCTTACTGAAGAAAGAGCAGCTCTCACCTTGAGAGAATTGGGGTTTCTTAATCAACTGCCTACTATCAAAAACACAAAGGGGAAAATTACAATTGAAAGGGAGAATCCTGATGAAACAGAATCGGGTGGATTTCCGGTTATACTTGCAAATGAAAAACAAATGATTCTTGTTTCAGATGCAGATTCACCTGCTCCTTTTAAATACAATGATGTTGAAAAGTTAACCATAGCAACAATTGGAGATAATCCGGTTTTAGGTTTTGATGCAGGAAGTGCACCTAAAATGCCTGGTTACGAATATCAACGAGAACGTGAAGAAAGTTTACAAACAGAGTCAATGTCTCTAAGTTCACATGCCGAAGTTTTTACAAAAATCCCCCCAGTAATTGAAATTATTGCCTTAGGGAATGAGAAGTTTGTAACCATTTATCCAATTCCTGGTGAAAAATTATTGTTTAGATTAGAGATAAATTGTCCTACAAAATATACACAATTCAGTCCAAGACTTGCAACTTTTGTGTCAACAATTAATGATATTTTAGCAAGAGATTATTTGATTCCAAATGTTAGTATCACAAATGTTGAAGGATTGTTAGATTTAGTGGTTAATCAATTTATGTCTCATTTACAAATATCAAGAACAACAACAAGCGTTAAGGATTTTTTACAAAGTCAATTGGAGATTTATAAAGAATTTGTTGAAACAAAAACTCCCAAATCTTTGGATTCATCATCTTCTTCTGCTTCGTCTGCGTCGTCTGCATCTTCTGCATCTTCATATGCTTCTGCAGTTTCTAAGCCCAGTCGTGTAAAAGCTAAATCAGCTTCAACGCCTGAAACAACGTATAATGCTATATTTTTCTGTAAGTTGTGCGCTAATGTCATAGAACTCAAAAGTAAGGGTGATTTATTTACATATTTCTATGTAGCTTTACAAATGGCAATTAATAATTCAAATTCATCATTTCCTTCTGAAACAGAGTTAGCAACATATTTTATAAATGGAACAACAGGAGGAAATGACTCAATTGTTAATATTGGTTCTGCTGATTATAGTAACTTATTTACATATTTGTCTAAATGCACTTTTGTAGACCCAAGACTACAACAAATGTATAATAATATTAATTTAGTTTCAAATGTTCATTTTAAAAATACTGATATTATATGTCCATTAGGTCTAAAAACAATAACATTATTTCGTTTTTTATCATTAATATGTGAAAAACGTTCTAATATATTGGAAACAACTAGTATTGGTCCATACATTTTTCAATTATTGGACAATGATATTCTGTCTTTTTTAAATATAAATAACAATAGGACAATATTGAGAACGTTATTTACTGCTATAAAGAATTCAAAATGTAGTAATTTTATTCCATCAATTCCAGCCTCAACAGATAGTTCAGATTCAAATCTGTTTGCCGAGGCAGACAGAATTTTAGAGTTTTACAAAACTATAGAGACAGACCTTAGAGATGCTTCTTCTTCTTCTTCTTCTTCTTCTGCATCTGCTTCTTCATTTTCCTCTTCTCCTGCTATGAATCTGAATTGTAAGTTACTTTTAGGTAATTATAGAGCATTAGAAAATTTTACAGAGAGATATAATTTATTTATTGAAGTAATGACTGAATTATATAAAGGAATAAGACAGATTGATTCAAAGAAATTTTTAAAAGGAATGGAATCTGAAGAGTTTAATCAAGCAGCAAATTGTCAATTAACTCAAGAAGAAATGTATCTTTTGGCTGAATTTATAGTAAATGGATTTTTTTCAAATCCGGGATTTATTAGCACACCATCGTCGTCATCATCATTATCAGCTGCAGCAGCTAGTAGCATGGATGCAAGTGCATCACCAAGAGACAAGAGAAATAGAGATGATATAGGAAATAATGCAGTAGAAATGGTGCTCGTCGAAGGTAATGACAATACATCAGGATGGACGCCTGTGAAAAAGGGCAGACCTGGTAAACTTGTAGCTAATAAACCTCTCGACACATTAAATATACCTTTTTCTAATGGTAAAAAGTTAATGCCTGTATCTAGTAAAAAAAAAGGTGGAGGAATAAAAAACTATACTAATAAACGACGAGGTCTTATTAGAAAACATAAGAATCGTTTTACCAAAAAAAATATGGAACACAAAGGTCGTTTTACCAAAAAAAATATTAAACATAGAAAAACAAAACGAAATACTAAATAATTAAATAATACATAAATTATTAAATAATGTATGTATTATTTTCATACATTTTTTTCGATTATAACTTCCTTCGAGACATTCTTTATTATTTGAGAAATATTATTACATTGTTCTTCACTTGTCCCTCCTGACATGGAATTCATGACTATATTCATGTACTGGTCATTTTTCTTTGATTCCGATTCAGTGCATTCTGGATTCTCTTGCTTCCAAGTCTGTATCTGTTTTATATTCTTATTTGCAACCTGTTTAATAGCATTCTTTATAACTAGTTTTTCCTCTGTTTCCTTTGTCCATTTATCATTTTCTTTAATATACAACACTTCGCGTTTCAAATCACTGCAATGAATTGGTCTTGAATATGTGTCTAGGTCTTTCAGATTCTTAATGAGAATTCTTGACACACCCTCTACATAACCTAGGTGGCCAAAATTCTCCAAATCAGATAATTGCATCTTCACATTGTCAACAAAGTCACTAATATTAATTGCATCTTTACACTTCTCGTTCAAAAATAGATTTAAATTGAATGAATTATTCACATTGTTGCAGTTATTATTTATATTATTGTTTACAATATTAGTATTATCCTTCTTAACTAGTTCCATTATTAGCCCCTTAAATTCTGAATTTTCCTTAATAAGGTATTCAATCAGATTGTCTTTTTTTAATAGACTCATCTTTTTATTAGACTCTATATCTGACTCTGCATCAGAATCTGTTTCCGACTTTGTTTCTGAATAGAATTTTGTTTTTAACATTTGTTGTTTACATTTCTTTTTATGGTTCCATAAACTCTGACGATGTTTATATTCCTTACCACATTCACAAACAATATTATTTGATAATTCACTATTATCGACATTTTCGACATTCTCGGCATTTTTTGATGCCAAAATGTAAGTATTTGTAAGTATTTTTGACGTATTTTTATGCTTCCGAGTCATTAGATGTTTTGCATAGTTACTCTGTTTAGAGCATATAAAGTCACATATATCGCAACAAAAATTATCGGCATTTTCTGGCATTTTTGGTAAGTATATATAATACTTACATAAAAAAATGCCGAAAAATGTCCGCAAAAACGGAAAAATTATCATCACAAAATTTGCAACACAAAAAATAAAATTGTGACCATCTCCGTCAAAAATGCAAAAAAAGTGCTGTTTTCAAAACTTTTTTCGGGTTTTCATTTCTGGACATTTTTAAAAATGTCCAAAATCCATTTCCCTTTTGACTTTATGGAAAAAAGTTGTGATTGTGATGGAGGAATAATTATCAT